CTCTGTCGGGAGAAGATTATTCAGAAATGACAACAAAACAATTAGATGAGTGGGGTTGTAAATATCATTATGTGAGTGTTGGTGAAAAACCATTATATGATTTAATAATAGATGACAGAGCTAAACGGATAGAAGAATTATGATTTTAATATCACATAGAGGAAATGTAGATGGTGTTAATCTTGAAAAAGAAAATACTAAATCATATATCCAACAGGCCATTGATTTAGGTTATGATGTAGAGATTGATGTTCGTTATATTAATAATAAATTTTGGTTAGGACACGATGGTCCTGATTATGAAGTTGAATTTGATTGGTTACACGACAGAAAAGATAATTTATGGATACATTGTAAGAATTTTGAATCACTATCTGAATTGGTAGATACTGATTTAAAAGTGTTTTATCATTTACAGGAAGATTATACTATAATAAGTGATAAACATATTTGGGCACACAATTTAGAAAATGTAAATAAAAAATGTATTATCCCATTGATAGATAAAAATGATATTATGAATTGGACACCAACACAAGTTTATGGTGTATGTTCAGATTATATAGGATTACTAAATGATTAATTTGATAACATTGGCAGGTAAAGGGCATCGTTTTTCAAAAGAGGGTTATGATACACCGAAACCATTAATTAGAGTTAATGGTAATTATATGTTCGAAGAGGCTATAAAGTGTTTACCACCATCAGATAAATATGTTTTTGTATGTCTTAGAGAGCATGTCGACAAATATAAAATTGATGATATATTATTTGAAAAACATCCAAATTCTGAAATTATTTACTTAGACGAAGTTACTGAAGGGCAAGCATGTACGGCAGAGTATGGAATAACAAGTTCAAATACAATTAATTTAGAAAAACCTCTACTGATTAGTTCTTGTGATTATGGTCTTGAATGGGATAGAGATAAATATGATTCGTTAGATGCTGATGTAATAGTTTGGACTACAATACATAATGAAGCTTTTTCAAGTAATCCAAGTTCTTATAGTTGGTTAGATGTCGACGGTGATAAGTTATTGAAAACATATGTTAAACAAGAAGTGTTTGAAGATTCTTATAACAATCACGCTATAGTTGGAACTTTTTATTTCAAAAAAGCAAAGTATTTTGTAGATGGAGTTAAAAAAATATATGAAGATGATATAAGAAGTAATGGTGAATTTTATATTGATAACATTTTCAATACATTAACAAATTTAGATATAAAAATATTTGATGTAGACAAATATCATTGTTGGGGAACACCAAAGGATTTAAAGAATTATGAAAATTAAATACTGGGATAAATCAGATAAAGCTGAAATTTATAATATTTCAGATGAAAGAAATATAAATGTTGGTTATTTTAAAGATTGTGTGATTGAAGGTATCAATACTCATTATCCACAACCACTTATTAAGTCAAATGATGAGCTACTTCTTCCTACAATAGAAAGATTTATGTCTCTTGATAGAGGGACACTATATGAAGAAACTATGCAGTGGGATTGTAAAAATATAAATACAACTAAAGTAGAAACTACTCCAGTGTTTTATTTTGTATATAATTGTGCAAATTATTTTCATTGGATTTACGATACAGTTCCATATCTATACTCATATTTTGAATTAAAAAAGAAAACCAATGATTTAAAAATATTAATAAATGTACCAGAGGGTAAAGATGATTTGTATCCATTTGTATATGAGACTTTAGAGTTATTAGGAATCACGAAGGAAGATTTAGTGTTTCTTGATTCAAAAACTAAATATGAAACTATTATTGTAGCATCATCATTAACACATAATAGAATGACATTAGAATCTCCACATAGCGGAGTATTTTCTTTAATTGATTCTATGGATGGTGATGATTCTATCAAAGAAGAAAAGATATATGTTTCAAGACGAACTTGGACACAAACTAAATCTGATAATATTGGAACTGATTATACAAAAGAAAGAATGTGTATGAATGAGGATGAGGTTGTTGAACTTTTCAAAAGTTATGGATATAAGGAAGTCTTTTGTGAAAATCTGTCAATGAGAGAAAAGGTAGGATTATTTAGGTCTGCCAAATATGTTGCAGGTTGTATTGGTGGTGGAATGTCAAATGTTTTATTTTGTTCACCAGATACAAAAGTTATTTCTATAAATAGTCCAGAGTTTTTTCCTATCAATGATAGATTAAAACACTCACTTAATCATACAAATCTTAATATGTTTAATCATACTGAATTTGTAAATAAAAGAAGTGGAGTTGTTACTAGTGATAATGCACTATCTATATCTGGTGGTATGAACTCAACTTGGGAAGTTGATATAAAAGAATTAAAAAATATTTTAAAGAAGGGATAAGAATGAAAAAAAATGTAATATGGTGGCCAGCAGTAATCAATGAAGCACATAAAGACAAATATGGTAGTTATGAATATTTTCAGTATTCAAGAAATACTTGGGAATACTGGTGTAGAAAAAATGATTGTTTATTTGTGCCTTTTGAAGTGCCAGTCGAAGAAGATTTAAAAACATATAGAGTTAATTGGCAAAAAGCTATATTTTTATTTGATGAGTTGGAGAGGATGGGAATAGAATATGACCAAATAGCTTTAGTTGATAGTTCATTTATGATTAGATGGGATGCTCCAAACTTTTTTGAATTAACAGATAGAAGATTTACGGCATTTAGAGACACGGATAATTTGAAATGGGTGTATGACAGTGTTCAAGGATATAAGAATATATTTGATGATTTTAAATTAGACATAGGTAAATATGTTAATTCTGGATTCATGATATTTAATGAACAACACAAAGAATTATTTCAAGGGTTTAAAAGATTTTACTTGGATAATATAGCAGAGCTTTGTAAATTACAAGATGAGGTAGTGAAAAAAGGTACTGAGCAGACACCTATGAATTACTGGTTACAAGTTAATGATGTAGATGTAAAAATAGATTTACCATTACCTTTTAAATTGACACATCTTCACAGGAAAGATATGTTTAGTTACAACTGGCAATTAAATGAGGACAAAACACCATTTATAATAAAATACGGTTACAATTATAGTTTTAATGGTATACCAAAAGACCAAAGGACTCAATTAATGCAACAAACATGGGACTTTATTAAAGATAATTATAAAGATAAAAAAATAATGTATGAAGATATATTAAACGAAGTAAAACACAAAGATACGGCAAAATATACAACAAGTAGAAAGTTTAAAACAGATATTTTAGAAACATTTTTAAATGATGATTACAAGGATAAAACAATACTAGAACTAGGTACATCACAAGGAATGAGTACAAGGATGTTAAGTTATGTGTTTAAGAAAGTTGTAACTGTAGAATGGGACGATTGGAACATAGAACAAGCAAAGAAACATTGTGAAGGTAGAGATAATATAGAATTTATAAAAACAGATTTATATGGAGAAGAATGGAATTTACCTGAACCTGATGTGGTATTCATAGACGCTGGACATACCTACGATAATGTTAAGAGTGACATAGAAAATTGTGTAAAACACTTTGACAAACCTATATTTGTATTTGATGACTATGGTTTACCACCAGGTGCAGTAAAAAATGCAATTGATGAAAAAGTGAAAGAAGGTGTGTTAACGATAGATAAATTTATTGGAGAAAAACCAGAAGACTTAGTACATGCAGCAGGAACTAAATTTTTTGATATGGAAGGTGTTATTTGCAATATGAATAAAAATACACAGTATGACATTTTAGGATTTTGTTCAGAAAATTATAAAGCTTGCTATGATTTTTCAATTGAATCTTGGTTGGCAACTAAAGCTAGAAAAATTTATATTTACACTGATGGTTGGGAAGATGATACAAGGGATGGCAGAATAGAATTTATAGATATTACAGAAAAAGATACTAGCTGGATAAATAATGTAGGTAAAAAACTAGATTGCATATTAGATTATTGGGATAGAGATGAATCTGTTAGTAATTTTTGTTTTTTAGATGTTGATAACTACATAACTTCAGATATATCAGAAATATTTGAAAAAAATAAAACACTAGGATTAACTCGTATTGATATGCAAGGTAAAACGGTCAGTGCAGGTAATGTATTTGTAACTAAAAACAAAATATCTAAAAGATTTTTAAATGATTGGAAAAATCTTCAAGAAGACCACAGAGTAAATAAAGATTGGTCAGCTGACCATTGGGGTGTAGCATATGACCAGACTTCATTACACGATTTAACTATGCAAGATATAAATGGTCCTAATCAGTACAAGATAATGCCTTTAGATGGTAGAGTTTATAATTGTGAACATACACATAATGGTGCATGGATGGATTTAATAAGAAATCATAAATCTAAAATTTTACATTTTAAAGCAAAAAAATGGCAAGACGAAAAACTTGTTGAAGACATAAAACAAATAGTAGAGGAACAAAAATAAATGTTTTTAATATCAAATAACGGAAATCTAAATGGTAAAAATCCTTTAATGGAAAATAATCCTATGGCGTGTGATGATGTAAGACATATGGGTTATGATGTAAAAATAGATGTTTGGTTAACTGATAAAGGTTGGTTCTTAGGTAATGAAAAACCTCAGTTTTCCATAGAGTTTGAATATCTGTTGAGAGATGGTTTTTGGTGTCAAACAAAAAATGTTGCAGCTTTGAGGGAAATGATTCAAAATGAAGAAATAAATTGTTTCTGGCATCAGGAAGATGAACACACATTGACTTCAAAAGGATATATTTGGACTTATCCAGGAAAGCCCTTAACTCATAAATCAATTTGTGTATTACCAGAACTTTTACCTGACTGGCGTAAGCAGAGTGCACATGGTAGTGCAGGAATATGTAGTGATTTTATACAACAGTATGACTCTAGTAATAGTATATGGGAGGATAATAAATGAAAAATATAGTTTTTATGAGTGACATAGATTTAAAAGGTGACGGTAGATATTCCAGTGATAGGAGATTACCTTATAAGTATTCAATAGATAGTTGGAAAAAATGGTGCGATAAAAATAATTGTGAACTTTTTGTACTTAATGATTTAGTTATTGAAAAAGAGAGAATGTCAATTTGTTGGCAAAGATATTATTTGTTTGATATATTAGAATCTAATGGAATAGACTATGACCAAGTTCTTATGGTAGATTCTGATACGATAGTACACCCAGAGTGTCCTAATTTTTTTGAGAAGACTGAACATAAGTATGTAGGTGTACATAATGAAGGTAGCTATGATTGGGTATTACGAAGTATTGAAAATTATTCTAAATACATTTTTGATGGTGAAACAATTGAATGGTGGAAATATATTAATGGTGGTTTTCAGATAGTTAATGGCAAACACAAACAGTTTTTTCAAGATGTTGTAGGATTCTATTTTCAGAATGAAAATCATCTCAAGGAAATGCAAAATACATTTCACACAGGTACAGACCAAACACCCTTAAACTTCTTGTTAAAGACTCATAACATTGATATTAAACTTTTACCATATGAATTTAATATGGTTGATATGCCAAGAAAAGAAATACTGGATGAAGAACTGACTATGACAAAGATAGGATGGATTTATCATTATAATTGTATACCTAACAATGAAAAATCAGTGATGACTTTACATTGGATGAAAAAAACATACGAACACTTTTATGGAGGATTAGATGGTTAAATTAAATAATACATTTGCAATAGGATGTTTAGTTCAATGGTATGAAATTGAAATAATAGAAGAATATTTTGAAAGTTTAAAAAAGGCATTGGTTGATATAGATAGAAACAATGTATTGGTAGATGTAGTCGTCAATATGTCACAGAGTCTAGAACAAGTAGATGAAGAACAGATAGAACTTAAAGAAATATTTCAAAGATTCCTTGATATCAAAAGAAATTTAACGACACTTGGCATTAGACATAATGTAATTTTTTATCCTGCATCCATAGATGAAGCTGCAACAAATAAAAAGATTAAACCATATACTATAGCAGATTATCGTAGAGAGTTTAATGATAAATATTGTGAAAAGGTTGATGTCTTAATGTGGGGAGAAACAGATTCTATTCTACCTAAACAAACATTTCAGATACTAGATAGTTTACACAGTGGTGTAAAAGAAACAACACCTAAATATGTATCTTTCTTTGGTACCTGTAAGATGTGGGATGAGTCTTGGAAACCTGTAGAACATACTGACTTTACAGATAAACCTTTTATTGAAAATGATTACGATAATTGGTGGAGTTTAAAATATACAATGACTGCAGATGAAATGTATGAGATAAATGAAAAGGTTGAAGAATTAGAAATTGTTACTTTAAACAACTTTAAATTTAACGGTTGTGGATTAGTAATATCATCAGATGTCATAAAATCTGGAGCTAACATACCAAAATCTGTATTTTTTGTGCATGAAGATACTGCATTTCAAAATAGTATGATTAAATTATTTGATAATTCAGTACCACAATATGTAATTAAGAATATCTTACTTGTACACAATAGAAATCATCCAAAGAAAAGAATGTATATTAAAGGTGAACAAAAAGATGGTACCATGAATGAAAAGAGAAGAAGTAATGATTGGTATGAACGCGCTAATAAAGCGTGTGAACACAATGCTTATAATATGTTTAATCAGTCTAAAATATTTACTTGGGAGGATGTATTTGATGAGTCATAAAATAGCTTTTTTCAGTGAGTCTGGTTTTGAGGGTAAAATATCAAGAAATTTTGAAAACATGAGAACAGAATATGCTTGGTATGTTGCACTTAATTCTACACATCATCATATAGGTAAATTACCAGAATTAAAGGATAAAAAATATGACTTAGGTATAGTTATCATACCTAAAACAAAAATAGACCAGTTAATGAAATTTCCTATGATTGAAGAAATGAAAAGAGTCTGTAAGAAAATAGGTTATATGCAAGAAGGTCCGTATTGGTACTTTCAAGATTATCCAATGGAACAGCAGATATGGTATTACAATGCACTAATGGAAATGGATGTGATATTTGGTCATAACAAAGCTGATGTAGAATATTTCAAAGGACTTACTCAAAAACAACATGTTTATCAAAACAGGTCTTTGATGATTACAGATGAGATAAAACCAACTACCAAACCTGTAGATAGAAGTGGTGTTCTTATTGGTGGTAATATGGTAAGATGGTATGGTGGATTTGATTCTTATATTGTAGCTCAGGAGTTTGATGAAAGTATTTATGCCCCTTCAATGGGCAGGAAGATAGAAAGAGAAGATGAGATGGATATTAATCACTTACCTTACATGAATTGGGTACAGTGGGTAAATAATTTATCAAGATTTAAATACGCTGTTCATTTAATGCCAACACATGCGGCCGGTACATTTGCATTGAATTGTGCTTATCACGGAATACCTTGTATTGGTTATGAAGGGTTAGATACACAACAACATTGTCATCCACAATTAACAATTGAGATGAATGACTTACGGCACGCTAGAGAGTTAGCAAATAAATTAAAGAATGATAGCGGTTTTTATGAAACACAGAGTGCAACTGCTAAGAATAACTTTAATGTATTTTTTAGTGAAAAAGAATATATTTATAGAATGAATGAAATAATAAAAAAGGTTATAAATGAAAACAATTAGTTTTATCTCACCAAGTAGAAACAATATATCTTATTTAAAATGGATGTATAATTCTATCAGAAAGAATGTAGGTTACAGACATGAAATACTTTTGGCAGATGATTGTTCTCAGGATGGTACTTGGGAATGGTTACAAGAGATTCAGAAGGCCGACCCAAATGTAAAAATATTTAAAAACAACACTAATGAAAGAAAAGGTATTGTTTATTGGTATGATTATTTATGTGAGCAATCATCAAATGAAATAGTTATGTTTTTACATGCTGATATGTATGTTACTCCTGGTTTAGATGAAGAAATATTAAAACATATAAAGCCAGGTGTAGTGGTCAGTGCTACAAGAATAGAACCATCGTTACATCCAGACGGTCCTGAAAAGATACTAATGGATTATGGTATTGAGCCTGAAGAATTTAAAGAACAAGAACTATTAAATTGGTTAAGTTCATTTCCTGAACTTACACATTCAAAGTTAGGTAAAGAAACAACAGAAGGTATATTCGCACCATGGGCTATATACAAGGATGATTATTGGGCAGTAGGTGGCCACGATAAGTTATTCGCTCCACAATCAAAAGAAGATTCAGATATATTTAACAGACTACAATTGAATGGTTGTAAGTTTGTTCAGACTTGGAGAGGGTTTGTGTATCATATGACAAGTCGTGGTAGTAGATTTAATCCAATGGCAGGAGGTGCACCGGGTAAAGATTCACCTGAATGGTTACATACTACCACAAAGAATATGAGAAACTTCATCCGTAAATGGGGTCACCCAGTAAAACATGACGAGTTAATGAAACCGATTATACCGCCAAAATATAATATAGGTTTTGTTGTCAAGAACTGTACTCATGAGCTAAATCATATTTTAGAACCTTGGTGTTCAACACTATATTCTGATTGGGGTTGGAAAGCTTATATTGAGACAGAAAAAGAAAATACTATTTATGATTTAACTAAAAGAATTAAGTCATCGTTAGGAAACAAACCTGATAATGATATAGTAGTTGAATTTGATGCAAAAGAACTGACACAAGAACATTTTAACATCATATCTCAATTGCCGGAAATACTTGCTAATGATGTAGAACTTGAAGATGGTGACTTTGAAATAGGAATATTTAAAATAAGAATTAATAAAATAAAAACATATGAGGAGGAACTAATTAAATGCGAGCGTTAGTAACAGGGGGTGTCGGATTTGTAGGTACAAATTTAGTCAAAAGATTATTAAATGATGGTCATGAAGTTGTTGTTTTTGATAATTATAGTACAGGTTTTAGAGAAAATCAAGTAGAAGGATGTCGATATGGAGATATAGATGTTAGAGATAATTTTAGAAATTGGAATGAGGATGTTGATATAATATTTCATTTAGCTGCATTAGCTAGAATACAACCATCAATAAAAAATCCTGGTCCTGCATTAGAGACAAATGTAATGGGAACTATGAATGTACTTGAATATGCTCGTAAAAATGATAACATTCCTGTTGTATATGCAGGTTCAAGTTCAGTGCATCACGGATTATATGGTAGTCCTTATGCTTGGTCTAAATATGGTGGTGAAGAGTTGTGTAAATTGTATGGTAAAGTTTATGATTTAAATACTATAATTTGTAGATTCTATAATGTTTACGGACAACATCACATTAGAACAGGAAACTATGCTACAGTTTTAGGAATATTTGAACAACAGTACATGGATGACAATCCATTAACAATAACTGGTGATGGAGAACAAAGACGAGATTTTACACATGTAGATGATATAGTTGACGGTTTAGTTAGATGTATGAGAGCTATGCACGGTGAAGTTGATATGAGATTTGCTGGTGAAATATATGAATTAGGTAGAGGAGAAAACTTTTCTATAAATGAAATAGCAAACATGTTTGAAACTGATACCACATATATACCTGCTAGACCTGGAGAGTACGAAATGACATTATGTGATTATTCAAAGATTAAAAACGATTTAGGATGGATACCTACAAAAAATGTAAAAGATTATGTACAGGCCTGGGTGAAGGAAAATAGGAGAGGTAAAGATGTATAGAATAGGAATAGTAGGTAATGGATATGTTGGTGGGGCTATAGCACACGGATTTTCACCGGCAGCCACAGGAACATGTGATGTAAAAGTTTATGATATTTTACCTGAGAGGTCAATGAATACATTGGAAGAAACAGTAAATGAATCAGATTTTGTGTTTGTTTCTGTACCTACACCGATGAATAAAAATGGTTCTATAAACTTAAAGTTTATCAATGAAGCTTTTAAACAGATTGATGATGTAAACAAAAATGATAACAATGTTATCATATTAAAATCAACAGTTGTTCCAGGAACGACAGAAAAATTACAAACAAAATTTCCTAACTTGAATATAGTATTTAATCCAGAGTTTTTAACTGAAAAGTCAGCTAGGTTAGATTTTATCAATCAAACAAGAATAGTATTAGGTGGTAATAAAATACATACATCACAGGTAGCAGAATTATTTAATGAAAGATTTAAATATTGTCATATAATCCAGACAGATTATAAAACATCAGAAATGATTAAATATTTCTGTAACATATTCTTTTCAGTAAAAGTTTCATTTGCAAACGAAATGAAATTGATTTGTGACACTATTGGTGCTGACTGGGAAAAAGCACTAGAAGGATTTGTTGCGGATGGGCGTATCGGAGATTCACACTTAAATGTACCAGGACCTGATGGGAAAATGGGTTTCGGTGGTAGTTGTTTCCCGAAAGATATCAATGCCTTTATGTCTTTTTGTAAAAGTGTTGGTGTAAAAACCAATACAATTAATGGGGCTTGGAAAACTAATTTACAAGTAAGACCAGAACAAGATTGGAAAGATTTAAAGGGTAGAGCTGTAGTAGAAGAGGAGAAATAAAGAATGTCTAAAATAGACCCAAAGAGTTGGAACGATTTTGAAGAGAGAACTGAAAGAAAAAAAAATAAAAGACTGAAGAAGAAAAAACAACTTAAAGAAAAATTAAAAAAACAAAGAAAAAGTAAAAAAAACAAGTGGTAATAAATATATATGTATATTTATATATGTATAAGAGGAGACTTTAATTATGACCAAATTAGGTTCGTACATAGAGAAATTAATGACAACTGTCGTTGATTCTGAGGAAGAAGGTTTTGTAAGAGACTTAGCATTATCAGAACTAAGAAGATTAAATATGGACATTGAAGAATTTGTCCGTAAACATGCATCTGACAATGATGCTAAAGAAAGTGAAAAAACAATAAAAACTTTATTACAGGAGGAAACAAAAAATGGCAAGAACAGAGAATGAAATCAAAAGAGATGACACAATGTTAAATCTATTAGAGAACATATTTACATCTTTAAATGAAATTAAAAGTTCAATAAGTAATTTAAACAATAATTCAAAAAGTGGAAAGAAAAAATAATGGCTGATACACCGATAGATGCTCGTTCAATTGAGTGGACAATGTACAGATTTCATGAAATAGATGGTGATGATTTATTTTGGTTAAATAAAAAGTATGGTAGTGAACTCAATCCAGTACATCGAAAAATTGATGAAAAAAAGGCCCTGAATCTAGTGGCTAAACAGTATGTAGAAATAAGTTCTACAAGGGAAGTCTATATAAAAGACCAATGATTAACAGACCACTTCATATACCAGGTAGAAGATTTGTACTTACTAAAAAAATGGTAGAAAATGCTATTGAAAATACTAAATCTAATGCAGAAGCATCCAGATGGTTAGGAGTGAGTTATAATACATATAAAAAATATGCTAAGATGTATAACTTATTTGAAGGACATAAGAATCAGTCAGGTGTAGGAGTTAAGAAAGGCTGGGCAACTTATAAAATATCGTTAGAAGATATTTTTTCAGGGAAAATAGAATCTAAGTACAGTTTAGGAATGTTTAAAAAGAGATTGATAGAAGAAGGATATTTTCAAGAAGAATGTTCCAATTGTAATTATAATGAAGCAAATCTTTTAACTGAAAAAGTTTGTTTAACGGTAGACTTCGTGGACGGGGATAATAAAAACAATAAATACGAAAATTTAAGATTACTTTGTCCAAATTGTTATTTATCTTTTAATGGAAGTTTCACATCATCAAAAACATTTTGTAAATAGGAGAAAAAAATGAATATTAAAGACATAATAGATATAGTTTTAGAATCAAGTGGTGGTCTAAACTTATATGCAAAAGAAGTCAGAGATAAAATAATTTCTGATATAACAGAAAGAATTTGTCTGGATGAGGGTTATGACAATGTTTTCAGTAAAGAAGAGTGTGCAAAAATACAGGAAACTGTAGATGAAAGAAACAAAAGAATAGTTGCTCAACATAATGTTGAAAAAAATGAAGAAGAAGGAATAAACATTGAAAAAAAATCAACACCTCCAAAAGCCAGAAGAGTTAAGAGGAAAAAAAGCAAAAGTCTTAGCAAATTTACAGACTAAAGAAGGAATACTTTATAAAGATACTGTTGTCAAGATTGGTGCAGTAGGTTTTCCAGATAAAGATTATAGAGTCATTGATGAAAATGATACTATTTGGTATGTAAATGAATATGACATAAAATTACAATAGAGACAAAACATGAATAAGGATTTAGAAAGATTTAACGAATTAGTTGATGATATATGGGAAATGATATTCGGAACAGAACGAAGACCTAAACCAAAGCGAGCAAGAACAAAAGGTAGATATAGAGCAGATGATAAATCTACTAAAGATTTTAATGAAGCTTGGGTAGGTGGTAAAGCACCAAAGAAAAATGTGATGAGTAAGAAAGAACGAAATGCTTTGGATAGAGCTATGAAAAAAGCTGGTGAATTTAGGGAGAAAAAATAATGGATTATTGGGATTCAGAATATCCAACACATATAGAAGCACCTAAAAAGAAAAAAAGAAATGTCAGAAAAAAAAATAAATAAAGAGTTACAAAAATTGGCAGATGATATGATTAAGTCCGCTAAAGATGTTCTAGAAGAGTATCAGGAAAATCCATCTGAAATAAGTGGTAGTACAATTGTAGTACATGAGGATAGTCCATTTATAGATGATAGAATACCAGAGGGTAACGGGTGGAAACAAGTCATCATCAATAACCCCCCACCACCTAAATTAAAAATAAAAAAAGATGTTGATTAAAGAATTTATATCAGAATCAAATAAATGGCAAATGGTTTCAATTTTATTTAAACATTACAAAGTAAGTAGTGTCAAAGTAAAACAGAAATCAATGAAAGACCATGCACATTACAATGTTGATGCCGGAACATTGGAATTATCTACACGGTATAAAGTAATAAAGAAAAGTCAAACAAAAGACTTTCTAATCACAATAATTCACGAAATAAGACACGCTATGGATTCAAAGAAATATGGCTGGAGAAGATTCAAGGCTATGTATGAATGGGAAATGAATTATCAAATATCTCAAAATAAACATGAGTATAAAGATAATAAGTATGAGATAGAGGCTGAAGAGTTTGGGCAGCAGAATTGGAAGAAATGGTATAATAAATTTAAAAAAATGGAATTGTTTTAAAGTCTTTTAAGTTTTTCTGACCAGAAATTATAGTTTTGTTCAGCAAATCTTTCAGCTTGAATTTCATATATATTGTTATAGTATCCAGTTGTTGCAGTCTCATTAAAGTATTCTTGTTCAAATTGTTCAGCACTTCTTTCGTCAGCTTCTATAGCATGGTCAATTTCATGAAGTACAGTTAAAATAAATTGTCTGTTAGAGTTCACAGCACTTTCATTTAAATATATGACATCGTTATCAAATAAATATTCAGCATATGTTATACTTCCCTCAGTGTTTCTAATTCTTTTAGAACGGTTGATATTATTTAATAGACGAGGTATTGAAGGTAAAAATATAACCTCAGTGTCAAGGTCATAATAATCTAACATTTGTTCAATTAATCGTGTTCTTTGTTGATTTGCCATAATATCTCTCTTTGTTAATAAATATTTAAAAAAAAGATAAAAAAAGTGAAAAAAAAGCTTGACATTGTGGTATAAACCTTCTTATATTATAGTAGTGATTGAGAGAATAAATATTAAAAAAGGAGAAAATATGAGTTCAATAAAAGAAGGACATATTTATGGAGTACATTGTGGAGATAAAGATTGTTATGCTTGTGAAACGCAACGATATAATTGTAAAGAATTAGAAAAATTAGACGACTTAGACGATAAAGCTTCTGGTGAAGAGGGTTTAAGATTAACTTCAATAAGTATAAGGGGAAATAAATGGAAATAGTAGTTAACGAATTTGTAAATGTAGGTCTTACACTTTTATTTTTTGTTGTAGTAGCAATAGTTGTAAGGTGGTTAGACAGAAATGTATTCAACAAAAAGAGGTATAAATAATGAAACCAACTGAAGAGAAACCAGCAAAAATCAAAAATCCTATAATTGAAAAATTATTAAAATTAAAGTATCGCATAAATGATGCTTTTCGTGGTGATGGAAGTTATAATTATCATGATACAAAAACTGATAAGGATTATGTTATGACTTTGATAAATGATATCAGAAAACATGAGTTTAAAACATTGGCACCTGAAGATGGTCATTGTTGTAATGGGTTGTGGAAAAAATATGAATAAATTCTATCGTAAACCAAAACCAGAAACTATGAAACTTAATAGAGACACAAACAAAAACCTCTATTCAAAAGAAATACAATGGTTAAAAGAAAATCTTGATGTAATCAAAAACAACAAATTTTTAGTAGATATGTATCAGATATTAATAACAGGTAGTCGTAGGATGTCAGATAAAATGATTCAATCAGTTCGTAATGCAATGAATAATGACCCTCGTTATGATGAATCTAAGAGAAAAGAAAGGATGGAAACATTAACTCCTATAGTTGAAAAGATAAATATGGTACTTATGTTAGCAGAACAAAAAAATGACAGAGCAGTTGATTTTGTAAAGAAAGTAAAAGAATATGTCAGAGAAAATTTAAGAATTACTAAAAAACAGATGGATGCACTCAATAAGGTATATAAAAGGGTAAGTGAAGATTTATTTAAAAAAGATGAAAAAAAAGCTTGACATTAATATAAAAAGTTTCGTATATTATAAAGTAAATAAAAGGAGAAATAAATATGAATGAATTAAATTGTAAAACAGAAGGTTGTGACGAAGTTATCGGTTGTGATGACGATGTTACAGCGGTAACTTGTTGGAGGTGTAGTATGATAGACATTCCACAACTGGAAGTAGAGGTATTATAAATGAGTAAAGGATTAGATTTCAGTAAAATTAAGAGTTTTTCAGTTGACGGTGGTATTGTCTACAAAGACTCTTATTATAATCCAGGAACTAAAAAGTATAACAAGTCTGTTACACGACAGGTTGTTACATCAAATCAGCGTGAATTGATTGCTGAGTGTATTCGAGAACAAATAGAAGACTATGATATTGTATGTTCACGATTAGAAGAAATGCACATGGAAATTGTAAAAGAGTCGTATTGGGATATGGCTCGAAGAGTGTTCAGTTATCTTGATGTTAATGATAAAATGCAACGAACTGGTTGGGTTATAGTTCCGAAGGATATCAAGTCTTATAAAGAAGGTTACAGATATGGAAAAAAAGGAGACCCATCATATGATAAATGGAATTAAACCGATAGTATCAGATAAAACACCAACACCGAAGAAACCTTCAACGAATGGTTTATCGTTTGATGAAGCTATGGATAATTTACTTGTTAAGATACAAGAGAATTATGATTCTTGGTGTGGTAATAGGATGAGCAAAACACTTGACTTATCACTTAAACCAGGTAGAAAATTTATTAAGGTAATACACGATAATAGTGTATGGGGATTTATATCATTAGTTGATGGTGAACATAAAGGTGCTCCAATTAAGGTTGGTGATATTATGAAAGCTGAGAGTTGGAGAGCAGTTGCTAAACATAGTAGAGGTAGTATCTTTGATTCGGAGTTTCATAAGAGTTTCTCTTGGACCGGACCAAATTATTTATGATAATAAGATGGATATATAATAAAATCCTTACATTAGAATTGTTTCGTTATTTAAGGAGCAAAAAATATGACTAAACAAGAAATATTAGATAGAATACAGAATGTTCTGTATCAAGATGTAGATACTGAATCACAAGATTTAGATTTACTACGACACGATTTAGAAAATGACATAATAGAAAATAAAATTAACTATGGTAGGCGAGCAGAGGACAAAATCAAAGAACAATTTAACAGAGAGAGTGGATAAATATGATTGATATGATATGGTTATTTTTAGTAATATTTTGTATGTGTGTAATGTATAAATTGTGGGGAAAATAATTAATGAAATGTAGAAAAACATTTTTATTTAAGAAAAAAAATCTGATAAGTTGTGTAGGAATACCATTCAGAACAGTAGTTTGGAATTACATATGTTGGATTTTAGCAGGTAAACCTAAAATGAAAGAACAGGAGATTAAATGAGTATTGGTGAAATTGTAAGTAGGATAAAATCATTAAAGGATGATATAGAGGTTGAAGAACTAACTACTAGTGCAGTAGTAGAAAGATTGGATGATATAATTATTGAGATAGAGGATGAAACACCTTATAATTTTAGTGATGACAGTTTAGATAATTTTTCTATGAGAGATTATTCTTAATAAACAAGTGGAGGATATATGAGCAGAATACCAAATGATTTAAAATCAAAATACAACAAAAATGATAAATTTTTATGGGTTGACAGTCAATTAGAAAAATTTATGGAAAGACACAAAGAGTTAGAAGACAAGATAAATTTGTTAGAAGCTGAATTAGAAAAAATGTCAAAGTTAGTAAAAGAATATCCAAATGATATGCAGTTAGGTAGTAAAATAAGACATTTGTACTGGAAAGACATTCGTGATTTATCACAAAAAGGAGATATGAATGAATAATGAATTTTATAAAATAGAATTAGGTAAAGCCATTACTAAAATCTCTGATTTAGAAAAAGAGATTGAACAATTAAAATTAAAATTAACATTCGGGACACCAACGGATGGATTAGAGGTTGGTAATCCAGAGGACTATGGTGAACAACCTTGGATATATGAATCACCAGATGGAGGTAAAACTGTTTACAGGAGACGCGCTGGAGAAACAAGTAGAATGAAGTATGAAAATTCAAGACAGATAGATTTATTTGAGGATAACAGTTATGAGTAGGTTCATGGAAGACTTTTTATCTAATCATTGGAACTTATATGGACTACAAGTGTTAGCATGTATACTTATTTTTATTATTACATATCAATATTTAAATTGGAGAGCTTTATTTGCTGTTAGTGTATGTCTATACATAATTGGAATAACTCAAAGAATATTAGGTGTAAGGTGGGGACTGGTACTGGCACAGTTAGAAAAAGATAGAATAGGAAGAGTTATAGACGAACTGAAAAAAAGGGAAAAAAGGAAAAAATAATGGTAAATAAAAAATTTATATCTTGGGACGAATACGATGATATGATTAATAAGATAGCAGTCTATGTCAAGCACATAAATACGGAAGAAATAGGAGCTATCTATGGATTACCAAGAGGTGGATTACCGATAGCAGTATCATTATCACATAGTTTAGGACTGCCATTATTGATGAATTACTATGATAGAAAAGTAGTAACGAGAAAGAAAATATTGGTTGTAGATGATATAGCTGATACTGGACATACATTGAAAGATTTTGATAGTCCACACAACATAATATGTACCATGCATTATCACAAGGATTCAATCGTAAAACCAGAATTTTTCTGCTATGAAAAAACAGATGAGTGGATAGTATATCCTTGGGAGACACAAGAGAGTGAAGAGATTCAGGATTATTTAAAATGAGTTGGCAAGGTAAAAGAAAAGACCAAATAGAATTTAGTGAGAAGATGGTAGGTGGTAGTATGTTAATTATGATTGTAATCATAATATTATATTGGATATGGAAGTTGGTCGGGTAATGGATAAAAAAACATTTGATATTATAGTAAAACACAAAATAGAAAAAGTATGCAAACTATATTTTGACTTACAGGAAAAACACATAGAGGAATTTGAACAAATCAATTTGTTTGATTCTGATTGGGGTATGATGGTGAGATTTGCTACAACTGATTACGATGAGATAGATAGTCACAATATGACTAGTTTAAACAGAGTGTGGAGGACTTACAATAAGTATAAAAAAGATGGCGTGATAATTAGTGAATGGGACGGTATAGATGTCCTTATAAAAGAAGGTAAGAAGATAAATGCTATCAAAGAATACAGAGCAAAACATAATTGTAGTCTTAAAGAAGCAAAAAATGCAGTTGATAGTAGACAGGAAATGTTAGAGAACCAATGGACGATTTCGTGAAAAAAATTTTATAATGATTCGTGTAGGAAAATTTTAAGAGGTCGTGTGACAGACATACGATGACACAAGATAAACAAACAACAAAAGGTAAAAAAGTAAAATGACACAGACACAAACAGGAACCGTTAAATGGTTCGACAATAAAAAAGGTTACGGATTCATAACACCAGAAAACGGTGATAAAGATTTATTCGTACATATGAGTAGTATAATGATGGAAGGTTACAAAACTCTTACAGATAATCAAAAAGTTAGTTATGAAGTTGGAGAAAGTGACAGAGGTCCAGTCGCAAAAAATGTAATGGTATAGGGGGATAAACATGCCGAGAGGAAAAAGAATACCAAAAGCTATACTCCACGACACTAAAATGACCAAATATGTTATGGGTAAATACTCATTAACATCAGGTGTGAAAGTGCGGGAATACAAGATAGAAGTGAAACAGACAGACCATTTACAATCCATTGATGTTGCAAAAATGGTTGCCATAAAACATCATCATGAGGAAGAAAAGATTTTCTTGGAGTCACCACCTTTTATTGTGATGAATCCAAAAAAAGAGGAACAATAAAATGTGTGGTCCGGGATTAGAAATAGTTGATGTGACAGAACAAGCAGAACGAGATGAACTCAAGAGTAAAATCCGAAAGATTGTTAGAGAGGGTCACGAATGTGTAAAAATCCAAGTACCTTGGGAAGGAATGCACGACACTGCGGTAAATGAAATAATGGACTTGTTTGATGAAGAGATTCAAAAACACACCTCGTTGGAAGAGTAGTAGGGGAAAAGTCAGATACAAGTCTTGGAGAAAGAATGTATTTGAGTTGAATCGGATAAGGTACGGAGTCGGGCGGTACTATGTGTGTGTAAAGTGTGGGAAGAAAAGAAAGACAACACGAGTCCTCCACGCTCATCATATTGCTTCATGGGATAAGTTTAAGAACAAGCGATATGATAGAAATAACGGAGTTGTATTGTGTAAATGGTGTCACGATGGATTTCACTACAAATACAAATGGGATGCCCTTGAACGACCAGAGTTGTTGTTAGAGTGGGTAAGTAAAGAAGATAAGTATGTTAAACAATTTATAGAGGAGAATGATACAAATGGCAAGAAGTAAACATCACAAGTTCAAAAAAAGAAAAGGGTTAAATCAACCTAAGATGATTGTAAGCGATTCTGCATGGAGAGCCGGTAGTAATAAGAGAAGAATGATATCTAAACTAGCAATAACACAACAGATAGAGATGGAAGCTAAACAGATGATAGCAGATAAGATACAGAATGATGTGAATGAAACAAGTGTTGAAACAAGTGTTAAGTCAAGTATGGGAGTGATAGATGAAAGCAGATAAATGGTTACAAATAGCACAAACTGTTACTTGGGGTATTATAGTGTTTATGTTATGTGGTATGGGAATACAATGGTGGAAGACAGCAATATTGATTGCATTAGTACTGATATTAAGTGCAATAAGTCAAGTTAGAGGTGTAAGCAGTGGTATGATACGACTAGTTACTAATAAGCGAGAGTACGGAGAACTTCGTGATACTTTGTTTAACACTGATACACACAAGGACAAGTCCTAGTTATACCTTTCCCTGGAATGTACGGGATTTGATACTATATGGAGTGTTTGCCGACAAGGATATAATGTATTTGGGGGATAGCAATATACTACACATACATATCAAGAAAAAAGATTTTTGCTATAAATAAACACATAAAAGACTTGATTTATATGGGTAAGCGTGTGTATATTATATAGTGGGCTGGATACCGCGGGGCCCAAGAATGTTACAAAATAGTTATGATATATTTGCCGATTTTACTTGACTTGTATGGTAAAAGCGTCGTATATTATATAGAGAGCCGGTTACCCTAGCATGGCCGGCCAAAAGAGTAAAAAAAGTTAAAATAATTGAAAAAAAAGCTTGACTTATATAGCTAAAGCGTCGTATATTATAGTGTAATTAAAAAAGGGAGTTTTTATGTATGAATTTTTTGTTTTGAATCCGTTTGCTTGGGTAACTTACTTCTTTCTAGGTATAGCACTATGGGCCTGGATAGATATGAAATTTTGTAAATAAGGAAAGTATATGATATTTGACCCAAATGATAAAATAGATATAGAGCCTACTGATGAAGAATTGGCCTCTATAGAGAACAGTATAGAAGAGTTTGATTTTGATGATTTTGTAGAATAAGAACTGAGAGCAACCGGCATACTTAACTTGTACCACGATTCCCTCCGGGTGTATGGTATAATAGTTCAGTCCCTCCCGGTTCTCTCCTCACGATTTTAATGGTTACAGATAAATAGTGTATGTACACTATGTAGGCCCCGCGTTTTTCATTACTCCTTTCTCGCGGGGTCTGCTTTATATAATGTATTGGACTTTAACTCTTGTTACATATTGTTACAATTTTTTCTAAGAAAAAGCTTGACTTATATGGGTTTTCTTCCTTATATTATAATGTAAGAAAAAATGATAAAAAGGAGTTTTTATGAATTACAAAAATATATTTAGGGTTGAATCGTCAGAGAAGAATCTCTTCGGCAAGATGTCAACTATATACACAGCTTTCGACAGGACTGGAAACAAAGTTCCTGCGAAGTTCATTCCCAAACCACTTCGTCAAAAAGCTTTTGATACTGGTCAATGTATCGCAGTTACCACTGATGGTGGCTTAACACTAGTAGATGCTTCTCTATTTGATACTGCAAACATAGTTTCAGAAGATAAGACTACTTCTACCCCTACTGTTGATGTTCCCACTGGGCATCAAGAGGTTTTAAATTTTATACATTCTTCATATAGTCTAAAGCCTAAGGGTTTGATGATGAAAGAATTGAAGTGGAAATACCTTGTTAGGTCTGCTGTTCGAGGTAAGAATATAATGATGACAGGAGCTGCTGGTTGTGGTAAGACAATGGCAGCGAAGTGTTGTGTTAATGCTTTAGATAGACCTGACTACTACTTTAACTTAGGTGCGACTCAAGACCCACGAGCTACTTTAATCGGTAACACTCACTTTAATAGTGAAAGTGGTACTTATTTCTCTGAGTCCCTTTTTGTTAAAGCTATCCAGACTCCAAATGCAGTGATACTACTAGATGAGTTATCTAGAGCGCATCCAGATGCTTGGAACATCTTAATGACAGTATTAGACTATGGTCAGAGATACTTGAGGTTAGATGAACAGAATGAACAGAAGACTATTAAAGTAGCTGATGGTGTTACTTTCGTAGCAACTGCAAACATTGGAAATGAGTATACATCAACAAGAGTGATGGATAAGGCTCTAATGGATAGATTCACTATAGTAGAGATGGACATACTATCAGAGGAAGACGAAAACTCCTTACTTACATATATGTTTCCTAATGTCGATAGTGGTGTTATTAGTAGTGTGGCTAAGATAGCGACATTAACTAGAACAGAGTCTAATAGTGAAACTGCTAGGATTAGTAGTGGTATTTCCACAAGAACAACTGTTGAATTGTGTGGACTATTATTTGATGGCTTCTCATTAGAAGAGGCTAGTGAGGTTAGTATCTATCCACAGTATGACGCTACTGGTGGTGTTGACTCTGAGAGAACTTTTGTGAAGCAGATTGTCCAGAAGTTCTGTGATGATGGGTCAACTGATGATTTATTTAATGAAGAAGAGATGGCAGAGGCGGCTGAGTCAGCGAGTTAGGGAGAGTGTGGTACTAGAGGGGTCTTAACCGGCCCCTCTATTTTGATGACTTGAAACGGTTAATCATGCTTTAAAAAAAATGGTTTATCGAGCTCGGAGTGACAGCCGAATTGCAGCAGGCTTTTTCACTATAAGAGTAATAAACGCTATCCAGTCGAGATAGCAAGGAGTATGTAAATGAATGATATAGATTTATGGAACTATATAGATGAGTTGGAACACGAAGGCAATACACGAGAATCCACTAAGTTATTGTTTATCTATACCTACTTATATATAGAGTATAATGTTACAGAAGCTAACAGGCTAATTAATAAGTTTAATTATAGTCATCTTAACTTAATATAGGAGTGTTATATATGAGAATACTTATATTGTTGTTATTGTTGTTATTGTTATGTGGTTGTTCTGATAGTATACTATATAATACAGATAATACGATTGATAACAACTTCCTGACTTTGTATATGGATACTACACAAGACTCTAATGGCTATTATTTAATTGATTATCCCGACTTAGAAAGCAATTCGTACACGGCTATATACTATGAGTCTTTACCGTGGACGCGTGTGTATTGGACTAGTGTTGATTCGTTTACTGTATATCATATGGGTTTCCCTGTTACTGAACCTATTGTTAACTTTTCTACATACACGAGAGCTGATTCTACTGGTCAGACATTTATTTATTTATATCAGGATTTTTTAGGTGATACATTAAGTATTACAGGATATGTTAACGAAGAAATCAATTCAACAATAAACTTTATCGTAAACTAATGGCTACTATAATAGACATACATACAGGAAAAGAATCAGAAATACCTCAATTCAAATGTAGTATTTGTGATTGTACATTTAGTGAACAGGAGGGTGGGCTACAAGTAGGTATGATTGGTATGATACCTGTATCTTTTTGTCCAACTTGTTTTTCAGGACTATTAGATATGGCTGATTACTTTAAAAATGATGATAAAATAGAGGAGTGATAGGAGAACAAAATGATAAAAAGACATAACGATACATCTAAAAAAGTGCCTTTCTTTTCTGGTATGAGTTACATTGAGAAATTCGTTATGATTATGAGTCCTATAGGTATTACTTATATGATATATGTATTGTCAAGTTTTTTAGAATATGTATTGTGGATAAGATTAAGTATATCAATAGGTATATCAATAGGTATATCAGTAATACTATTGTTACTGATTTTTTTATTTGCTGATTTTATGTCTAAGAGAGATTCGTATTAAGACTTATTAAACAACTCTTCTTCTTTCTCTCTCATATATTTTCCAATACCTTGACCTACCCAACCTTCAGCTTTAGCATCAGCTGCAGTAACAGATAATTTCCAATTCCATACTTTAAGAATATGTTTACTAGAGTTTATCTTTGCCCATTCTTTAATTTGTGATGTAGTTAACTTAGTATTCTTTTGTAGATTTTTAATCGAAGGTAAGTTATCAATTACTTCTCTTACATTTGATATTTTAATTAAGAACCATATGTCATTATTTTCTTGATTGGTATACTTCAAACTATTTAATTTCTTTTTAACTTTATCAGCACCATTAGTTTGTAACATATAAGCTATCTGTAATTTATAATCATTTGTTTTTAGACTTCCATGTAGAACACTCAAACCAGGAAATATTTGTTTGAACATTCCTAATGTTTTTAACATTTTAAAATAGTTTGGAACTGATTTAGCTTTCTTAATACCTTTTATAAACTCATCTCTTATCCTTTCACCACTAACACCTGATATATCAGAATTTTTTTTTAATGCGGCCCATGTATCTTTAGTCATCTTACCACCAACACTACCAGCGAACCTAACGGCCCGGAGCTTGCGGAGCGGGTCTTCATCAAACCTCTGAGATGGGGAACCTACAGTTCTAATTTTCTTTTTCTTTAAGTCCGCTATACCACCAACTAAATCTACAATTTCACCTTTACCTAAATCATAGAATAAAGCATTAATAGTTAAATCTCTTCTCATCACATCACCTTTAATATCAGTGTAATCTACAGAGTCAGGTCTTCTACCTTTACCAATATCTTTTCTGAATGTAGCTATTTCGTGACCATTAACTATAACCACACCAAATGATTTACCAACATCAACTGTTTTAAATCCACCCTGTTTAGCTATAGCTTCTACCTCTTCTGGCTTAGCATCGGTTGCTAAGTCAAAGTCCTTTGGTGACTTACCTAATATAGCATCACGAACTGCACCACCAACTACGAATAGTTGTTTTCGATTCTTCTTAAATAATTTATAGAGTTTTTTTATATCGGAAGGTATGTTAAGTTTGAGTTTAGATTCTGCTAGTAATGTAGTTAGATGTATCATCTTATGCCAATCCAAACTTTTTTGCTAATTTATATGTTAAATTATCGTGTGCTCTATTATGACCTAAATTTCCTTTTGTATATCCTAATATTGCGTGAGCAAATTCGTGACATACTCCATAATCAGCATCATATGATGACATACCAGAACTATCAACTGTCATCTTTATTGGAATATCTTTATCACCAATTCTTCTTGTAGTTATAAATCCAGTTCCTCTACCTTTTAAATTTTTAAATACTAATGGAAACTTTGGTATATCTGGATACATCTTCTGTAATTGCTTGAATATTTTTTTACCATTATTCATAGCATCTTTTAAGTAATCAGCTTCTATTAATAAGTCTTTTAATTTAATCACTTTTTAATCCTAAACATTTTTACATTAGCTCTATGTATATGACAACAATGTTTACAAAATGGTTGTTGAGAACAATATTCAATACGAGCACAATGTTCACATATCCATTTATATCCGAATAATCTATTAAGTATTTTCTTTAGAATTTTATATATCATATCACATATAAATATAAGAGAAAAAAACTTTAAAATAATTAAAAAAAAGCTTGACAATAAGATAAAAGCGTCGTATATTAAGATATGAATAAAGGAGTTATTTTGAACAAAAAAACAGTTATATTTGATTTAGATGGTACACTAGCTCTTATAGATAAACGAAGAGATTTAGCTACTAAGAATGGTAAAATGGATTGGGATGTTTTCTTTAATCCTGATAATATTGATTTAGATATACCTAATGATGCTGTTGTTCAAGTGGCAAAATTACTAAGTACTACACATTCAATATGGATACTATCAGGTCGTTCTGATGTAACACATCAAGCTACGATTGATTGGTTAAATAAACACGATATATGGTTTGACCATCTAATTATGAGACCAAAAAATCATCTTTATATGAAAGATTCAGATTTAAAAAAAATGTGGTTAGATAGTATTGGTAAAGATAATATTGATATGGTATTTGATGACAGAAATCAAGTAGTTGATATGTGGAGACAAAATGGTCTTACCACATTTCAAGTAGCAAAAGGAGATTTTTAATGGCTATAATAAGTAAAGATACAACAAGAAAACAAGTAATAGATTTAACAGGTCCTCAAGGTAATGCATTTTATCTATTAGGTTTAGCGAGTAAGTTATGTGGACAATTAGATTTAGATGTAGATATGATATTACCAGATATGAAGTCTGGTAATTATGAAAATTTAATCAAGGTGTTTGATGAAGCATTTGGTGATGTAATAGATTTAGAGAGATAAGGGGTGGTATGAAACCAACTAAAAAGAAAAAAAGATATTTTGCAGGTAATATGACATTTAGTGATATTAATAAAGCAGGCTATTTAACTAAGTTATTTATGAAATATATTAGGTCAGCGGAACAATATAATATGAAAGCTACTAAAAGAGGATTTTATAAGATTATAAAAAAAGATTACTCACCTGGTCACAACTCTACATTTTTTTCAGCCATCAGACAATCTGGAATAGTAGAATTACAAAGTGAGTGGATGGGTGCTTATAAAAAATGTTGGTATGTTAAAGGACCAAATTGGTATGAATATGTTAATGGAACATTTAATAATTAGGGAGTTGCACCCCTAATATGAATAGGGATACACAACGGACAAGGCTTAGGCACTTCGATGTTGATTCGAAAGAATCTGGAAAAAAGACATCAAGATAAGTGGTGGGTAGCGAGTGGTTGACCAGTATCCCTATTCTGTTACAAACTGTTACAATTTAGGTATTGTAATTCTGTCAAATAGTCCTTACATTAAAGAGTAAGATAAATTTCCCATGTGGGAAACCCAAACAAATAGTTTGGATGTCAACCGCAAACAAAGGAGTGGTAATGGATATTACACATTATACAAACATAACATTGAAAGATACTTGTAGTCTTTCTCAAAAAATATACAAGGGGTTAAGATATGACGCCCTCGTACCAATTGATGAATTGCATGAAAACAAATATAATCTTACATTATATAAAAACTGGAGTAAGTACCACGGTAATTACATTAATGAATTAGCTAGTTTAATAGAAGGAGAAGGATTACAAAAAGTTCCTATTGTTTTTAGTGATGTTCTATTATTGATAGGTGGTCATCATAGAAAGCGTTCCCTTAAACATTTAGGTGTGTCGCATGTACCTGTTAGAGTTCACGATAAAGATTATACCTGGGAAGACTTTAAAGACAAACCAGTAGAATTAATGAAGATTATGGCTAATGATAATATGAGGCCTGAAGAAACAGAGTATGACAAATTTTGTGCATTACAAGCATTTATAAAAAGTCATAAGTCACAATTTAATGTAGATACTGTGCCGGTGAACGGTTCTTATGGTTTAAAAGTGTATGGTAGTACTGCAGGGTTTTCTTATAAGAAATATTGTAAGTATAAAACTTTAGTAGATGGTGACCCATCTAGAAATTTACCACCAAGACCAGAACTTTGGAATGATATTGTAAAAGGTAACAAAAGTTTAGCATGGGCTTCTAAGACTCAGAAGAGTGATGCTAACAGAGATTTAGGACTTGTATTGCCTAAACTACCATGTCACGATAACTTGATTACTACTGATATGGTTAAACCAATTCTAGGTACTATGAAAGGTTGGATGAATAAAATGCTGAATATTTCAGTTGACCCATTTAATAGTGGTGATATATATCCTGGTAAGACATTTGATGCTGCAGCATTATCTACTCTGTGTCACAATTATGTGACCAAAGTTTTACCTGCAGGCATGTTAAAATTAGGAGGTATAAAAGCTGAAGCTCCAGATGATAATTCTCATATGGATATAAAATCTCCAGCTCAAGATGCTACTAACTTTAAACCTTTTGATATTGAAACTAAACATAACATCGGTAGTACATACTGGACATCTGGTTCTGAGAAAATTGGATATCATATACTAGTATCAAGTAATGATACCTTTGAAATGTTTTGGGTCGGATTCGTTTACATTCCAGAGAATACTTGGACATTAGGAGCACACGGTCCTAAAAAACTACATTTAAGTGCCTTGCAAGGACTAGATGTAAAAGTATTACACGGTAGTTTAATAACTAATAAAGAAGGTAAACTTGAAATATTTAGAGAATCAGTAAGAGGGGAATAATATGATACCGATAGAAATATATTTGGCATTAATAATACCATTACATACGATAGATGAAATATATCATTGTAACAATATACCATTGACCGGAGACAATGAAGATATGCATTTAGTATGTAATTGGGCCGGAGATGATTATGAATACTATACTAACAATAATGGTATGATGAGCTACAGACTAAAGAAAGATTGTAAAGATGACAATTACTTTGAGAAGCGAGCTAGAGATAAGTATTGGGAAGAAAGAGAAATAGGAAATTTAGCAAGGTTACGATAGCATGTGGTTGGATTATATATGGTTTACAGTAGTAATAATTTCATTCATATGTTTATTTAAAATATATAATAACTAAAATAAGGAGAATGACAATGGACAAACAATTTGATATGACACAAGATTCTAGAATAGATAGATTTTTAGCATTTTTAAAAGGTGCTGTAGATAGTGGTTTATTGATACTATGTTCAATAGGTTTATTTTCATCCAATGGGATGGTTATAAATAATGTATGGTTTGTATTGTGGATAATGTGTATTTTCAGAATGACTGGTAAATAAAAGCTTGACATTAATACAGAATATGTTGTAAGTTATATACTATGACGAAACGACTTAACAACTGCTAGAGGTTTTGCAAAAAAAAAAATTCTTTAACACGAAATATGATTAATAAATTAGACTTACACGGAATAAGACATGGGGAAGTGGATAGATTAGTAGAAAACTTTGTTCTACTTAATAATCCACCTCTTCGTATAATAACAGGAAACTCAGACAGAATGAGAGAGATTGTGATAAAAGTTTTAGATAGACATAATATAAACTATGAAAGTTTTAAACCATCTCAAATAACTATAATAGAGGAGATTGACAAATGATTGAAATGATAGGTTGGATAGGTTTTATTTTTATACTTTTAGGATATTATCTTAATGCTAAACAAAACATAAATTGTTTTTTTATATGGGGATTAGGTAATATATTATTTATGGTTTATGCATTAATGATAAGTGCACCACCACAAATTGCTATGAGTTTGTTTGTGTTGGGTATGAATGTATATGGATTTTTAAGTTGGAGAAATAATGAGTGAAGATAACATATACGAATCAGTACATAACTATACCAAATTTAAATTGGTGGAAATGTTAATTGAAAAATATAAAGATAAAAATTTAAATAATCTGAATGCTATAGAACAATTATCAGACGATGTACTGAAAGTATTATCTATTGCAGGATTAAAATATTATCAAGAATTGAAAAAGGGTTTTAATGAATAAGGGTTGGATATTAGTAAAACCAAAATTTCATGAGTCTTATGAAACTAATAGATTATGTGAAGAGTTTAAAAATCATGATATTAGTATTGAACTAATTGACCCAAATCTAATAGATATTTTTGTTAATAAAGAAAATAGACAATCTATATTAGTTAATGGAGAATCACTACCATTACCTAAATTTGTATTTCCAAGAACAGGTAGTGGAACAACATATCACATCAAAGCAGTTATCAGACACTTTGAGAGAATGGGTGTAGTTGTTATTAATAGTAGTGAAGCTATAGATAATACAAAAGATAAGTTATATTCACATCAAATACTTGCACAATCAAATCTTGATATTCCAAAAACAATGTTATTAAAACATCCAATTGATATAGAGTTTGTAGCAAAACATATTGGATTTCCAGCCATCGTAAAAACAATAAGTGGTAGTTATGGTAGAGGTGTATTCTTAGCAGAAACTAAAAAACAATTTAAACAACTACTAACAATGGCAGAATTAACTAAACCAAGTTACAATATTATTATACAAGAATTTATCAAAGATACTTGGGGAAAAGATTTGAGAGTATTAGTTGTAAATAATAAAGTAGTTGGTTGTATGATGCGACAATCACAAGATGATGATTTCAGAGCAAACATATCTCGTGGTGGTGAGGGATTTCCATATGAGGTGAATGAACAAATAGAATGGTTAGCAACTGAAGCTTCTAAAGCACTAAATCTGGATATAGCTGGTGTTGACTTATTATTTAGTGGTGATGGATACAAAATATGTGAAGTTAATTCTAATCCAGGATTTGAGGGAATGGAAAATTATACAAAGAAAAATGTAGCAGAAGAAATTATAAGTTTTATTAATTTTAAAATAGGGAAATATGAATGAAGTTCTTAACAAGAAAATTAGTTACACATGAAGATTTAAACCCAAGGGGTTATTTACATGGTGGACAGCTACTTAAATGGATTGATGAAGAAGGTGGGATACACGCTGGGTTAGAATTGAATACAGGACTTATAGTAACGAAGATGATGTCAGAGATTAACTTTAAGTTTCCTGTTATACTTGGTGATGTAGTAGAAATAGGAATACAGACATTGGAGATAGGTAAATCATCAGTGACTTTAGCATGTGAAGTAAGAAGTCTTCATGCAGATAAGGTTGTATTAACAATCGATAAGATTGTTTATGTTCGAGTGAATAAATATGGTTTACCTAAAGGTCATGGTTGGATGAGCAAGAATAATGGTTAGTTTTGCAAGTTTAATTAATATTTATATATAGAGTAAGTTATGAGGAGAACAATTATGAAAAAGTATAAAATCATATCGAAAGATTTACAGAAAAATCTAATCGAGTTTTTAGATGAAATACAATTTGATGCAGCAACTGATAGTAGTAACGCAGAGTCAATGCAAAAAATTAATTTTTGTAATTGGGCTATAAGTGAGTTACTTAATTCATATGATGGTTATCTAAAGGAAGAACCAAAAAAGAAAAAAAGAGAAGATTATGTAGATGAAACATTTATGGATTGGAATCTACCTGAAATGAATGATGAAGAGTATGAAAAACTTGTAGACCAGTTTGATGCTTTCTTACGCAGCTGGGAGCAAGAATACCTAAAAAAACATCCTAATAGAAAAATAAAAAAAGAACCACGAAAAGATACTTTTAATAAACCTCATATAGATGATGTTGCCGAATATATGAATCTTGGTGAAATAGAAGAATTTCTAAAGGATGACCCTGGACTAACAGATTATGAACGATTTGAATTGTATTATGATGAGCGAGAAAGAATCAAAAAAAGAAAAGAACTAGCAAAACAGGCAAAGGGAGCAAAACCCTTAGACCAGATAATGAAAGATTTGAATATAGATTTTCCCGATAAATCCGACCCTAAAAAATAATCTACTTAAAGTATTACTTTAATACTTGTTACATACTGTTACAATTAAATTAAAGAAAAAGCTTGACTTTATAACAAAATCCTCCTTATATTATAGTGTAATGAGAAATGATAAAAAAAGGAGTTTTATGAGTTTTAATTCGAAAGATTGGAAAGGGTTTACTTTTCGTTCTGGTCCTGCTAAATCACAAGTCAAACAAAATTCTCACTTCTGGATGAATAATGATGATACAGATGTTGATGAGTTTTTAGGTTTAGATACCGATACTAAAAAAGGAAAAGATTTAGTTGCTTTGGCTGGTTATAAAAGAGCTATAAGTAACTTTGTTAATATTGTTACTGAACAAAATATACCTGTTGTGTTTAATAGTAATGATGAAAGTTATACTGATGGTAAGAAAGTTGTTATCGGTTCTAGTATTGATGATAAGAAATTTGATGTGGCGGTTGGTTTAGCTCTTCACGAAGGGTCACATATTAAACTTTCTGATTTTGATTTTTTAAGACATTTAGAAACTAACATTCCCGCTGAACTTTATGTTTTGGCTGAGGGTGTTGGTATTAATAGAAACGAAGTTCTTTCAACTGTGAAGAATTTATTAAATTATGTAGAAGACAGAAGAATTGATTCATATATTTTCAGAACTTCTCCCGGATATAAATCTTATTACCACTCTATGTATGACAAGTATTTCTACTCAAAGAATGTAGATAAAGGTTTATTGTCATCGGAGTTCAGAACTGAAACTATCGAGTCTTATATGTTTAGAATTATTAATCTTCATAATAAAAATAGACAGTTAGGTTCTCTTAAAGGGCTTAAAGAAATTTATTCTTTAATTAATTTAGGTTCGATACCAAGATTAAAAAATACAGAAGATTGTTTTAAAGTGGCTTGTAATGTTATGAATGTTATTCTTAAATCTATCGACCCTATTAAAGTCGAAGATGATAAAGAAACTCAATCACAGAATAGTAATAATTCTTCTGGAAATGATGATTCTAAAGAGGAAAATAGTTCTGGTAGTAGTAATACTATCTCTGATGAAGAACTTCAAGATATGATTGATTCTGATTCACTTGAATCTCCAACTACTCCTGATGAAAACTTAGGTAACGATGATGGTTCAGATTGTGTTGAACTTTCAGATAGACAAAAAAATATGTTGAAAAAACATTTTGAGAAACAAGAAAAGTTTCTTGATGGTGATGTTCAAAAAACTAAATTAAATAAAAAAGAATCAAAAGATATTCAATCTATTGAAGAGTCAGGTGCTAGTTATGAAACTGTTGGTAAAGATATTCCTAAATATTCTTGGGATGGTGCTTTAGTTGGTAAAGGTACTAAATGCTTGGTTGTTAGAAAACTAACTCAATCACTTATTGATTCAGACCAATTTAGCTGTGCTTCAAGTTGGAATCAAGAAAGTTATAGTAATAAAGATTCTTATAGAGGTAGAAATTATAACTTTGTTGAAGAAGGTTTAAGACTTGGAACTGTGTTGGGTAGAAAACTTCAAGTTAGAGGTGAGGAGTCTCAACTTAAATTTACAAGACAAGATAGTGGTAAGATTGACAAGAGATTGATTTCTGAATTAGGTTTTGGTAATTCTAATGTTTTTCAAACTACTTTTACTGAAAGATATAATAAAGCTTACTTACATATTTCAATTGATGCTTCTGGTTCTATGTGTGGGAAACCTTGGAACAAGGCAATGACATCAGCAGTTGCAATGATTAAAGCTTGTGATATGGCTGGTAACATTGATGTTGTTGTTTCAATCAGAACTACTCATGGTAATTCAAGAGGTAGTGTTGATGTTCCTTTGATTGTGGTTTGTTATGATTCGAGAGTTGATAAACTTCAAAAAGTAAAAAATCTTTTTCCAGCTCTTGATGTGAGTGGAACTACTCCAGAGGGTTTGTGTTTTGAGGCGATTCAAAAAGAATTGATTCCAGGTAACTCTAATCAAGATAGTTACTTTGTGAATTACTCTGACGGTCAACCTTACTTTGGTAATAAAGAAATTAGTTATCAAGGTAGAGACGCTGAGAGACATACTAACAAAATGGTTTCAAACATGAGAGCTATGGGAATCAGTGTTTTAAGCTACTTTATTAGTGACTATGGTTCTGATAGATATAATGAGGCTTTCACAAATATGTATGGGAAAGATGCTGAGTTCATTAACCCAACTAATATGATGCAGGTTGCTAAGACAATGAATGAAAAGTTTTTAAGTAAGTAATGATTAAATTTAAATATCCAAATTCTCCAGTAACAGATAAACAGAAAGAATTAATTCGTAAGATGAAAAGAGAATTGCTCTTTGATATAGATGAAAATAAAATGAATGTTCAAGATGCATCTGATTTTATAACTGAACATTTATCACGCTATATAAATTCTGTTAGGGTTGAGTATGATGAGTGGGATGGATATGAATTTCATCACGAAAGGGGAGATGTATAAATGAAGAGTAGTGAAAACAGAGAAAAAATGGATAACAAGACTATAGAATTTTGGAATAAGATGTTTAGTAGGATGAGTATGTTACTCACTAAAATTGAATCAACTAATCCTAATATTGATGATTTAGATTTGAGATTTGTTTCAGCTAGAGTAGAGTATTGGCAAACCGATGATAGAATTTTAAATAAAAACGAGATGTTAAAAGCAAATTCGTTGTGGAAAAAATATAACAGTAACATTAATGCGTAAAGGAGTTAATATGGAACAAGAAAATTTTCCAGTAAAATATTGTTTAAATTGTGAGACAGTTTATGAGATGGATGGTGGTAAAACAATAATTCAATATTCTGATTTTCCAACGATAGGATTGGAAAGAGAAACATGTTGTAATTGTAAAAATAAATAAGGATAAAATATGAATGATATAATAACTTGGATGTGGGCTTTTATAATAGCTATAGGTTTATGTTCTATGGTGTTAGTACCTTTATTGGGATTATGTTATCATTTTATGAAAATTAAAATGACAGAGATAAGAGATAAGGTAGGTCACTAATGAGAATAGGAATTGATTGTGATGGAGTATTAAGAGATTTTATTCCAGCACTTATAGATAGTATTAAAGAAACTCATCCAGAACATGCGGATAAAATTCTTGAACCAACATCTTGGGATTGGGAACAATGGTTACCATTCTGGACGGAAGAAGAAACGGAGAAATATGTTTTCGAAGATAACTATTTAGATTTCTTTGGACCTGAATGTCCACCAATAAAAGAATCAGTTGAGGATTGGAAGAAACTAAAAGCCTGGGCTATCGAGAATGACCACGAATTAGTTTTAGTTTCAGCTCAACGACCACATTGTGAAGAGCCAACAGATGCGTGGTTAGAAAAATATGGTTTTGATTTTGATGAAAAACATTATACTAAATATAAACAATTAGTTGATGTTGATGTATTGATTGATGACTCTCCAGAAAAATTAGAAAAATTTTCTGATAGAAGCGTTAATTATGGCTCTGCTGTTTGTTATAAACAATCTTGGAATCAACAGTGTCAGGAAAATTCAGTATCTATAGACAGATTGTCAGATATTATGACAAAAGTATTCGGTTAATCTCCGTAGTACGATTATTGTACTATATATAGTAGAGATTGTCGCTCAACTGAGGACAATCAAATTAGTTAGACTAAATAGTTAATTAAACAACGGAGAAATAAAATGACAAAAATATTTGTAAACCCAGCACATCTCAACCGAGATGAATTTTTAACACCATTCGATAAAATCTTTGACCAATTGATAGATAAATCGTTTCCAAACTTTAAAGAGGAAACTGGAGTATCTTTCAATCAAGGAGCTTATCCTAAAGTGAATGTCTATGAGTACGATGACAAAATTGGTATCGTCGCTGAAATTCCAGGATTGGATAAGAAGAATGTAACTGTTGATGTAGAAGAGCAAGTTCTTATTATATCAGGTGATAAACATGGATTTGATTCAGATGGTGGTAAATGTATCACACGGGAATTAAAACAATCAGCCTTCAAAAGGTCTTTCAATCTTGGAGAATATTTAGATGGTGATAATGTATCAGCTAAATTTAAAGATGGTATGTTATCGATATCTATTCCCAAGAAAGAACCAGAACAACCTAAAAAACATTCTATTAAAATAACTTAATGGAAATAATTGATTTTCAAAATAAGAAGTGGAGGGTTCTCAGCAAGATTGAGGGGAAACGCGTTGAGGACCCAAACTCCTTAAAAGAAAATTATGGTGCAGATATGGTTATAAAAAGTTCTCAAAATATTTATTTTATTTTAGATGAAATAATAGATGCAGAATTTGAAGACATTTAAATAGGTTATATTATGTTATCTTCATCACAAAAAGGTTTCGTGTTTACGAAACCTTTTTTGTTTCTGTTGCATGCAAAGTATTTATAATAAAGAGTCAGAGAACAAGGGATATGAGTTAATCCCGCTGACTCATACTCCTCTCTGATTTTTTGAAAAATTATATATTTATATATAGAGGAGATTTATTATGAAATTTATTTTACTACTTGTTACTTTATTTAGTTTCATCTTCTCTGAAGAATGCGTATGTAAACATCATGAAAATATTTGGTTTAGAGTTTCTACTGAATTTAAAACAATAGGTCAAATACAAGAATTAGATATGAGTCAAGGAGTTGCATTTGCAGATTATAACTTTGTTCATTTAGTGGTAGTGGATAGAAAGACTGGAATTGAAATGGTTATTTCATTTCCATATGGTAATTGGAGAGCAGATAACTTCAAAAGAATGAACCAACAATATACCAATCCAAAAAATTTATTTAGAAACATAAACCAAGTGGGAGGTCAGTGATGGCAAAAGCAAGTAAAGAAATAATACAAAAACATGAACAGATGTTCTATCCTACAGTTAGGGTTAGAACTAAAAAAGCTGGTGGAAGTGGTACAGTAGTATATTCAAAAAAATATAAAAAAGAAGTTTACACATATGTTATAACTAATCACCATGTTATTCAAGATAGTGTTCATCTGGAAAAGAAATGGGACCCGGTACTTAAACGAAAAGCTGATAAAGAAATTCTTGATACAGTTAATGTAGAGTTCTTCAAATTTAATAATTATTCACATACAGTTGGTTCATTTGCTGTTGAAGCTGATATAGTAGCTTACTCTGAAGTTCAAGGTGGCCAAGATTGGGCACTACTACGAGTTAGAGATAAAGAGAATTGTGCAGATTATGTGGCCAATATGTTTCCACTTAAAGATATAGATAATGTTCATATTTTTGACCAGACATATGCAGTTGGTGCGTCACTAGGTCACCCTCCAGTTGCTTCTGAAGGAATGATTACTTATATGGATGATGAGATAGAACATTTTAAGTATTGGATGTCATCGGCTCCAACTATCTTTGGTAATAGTGGAGGAGCAGTTTATAGATGGTCTGATAATAGAAAAAGGTATGAATACATTGGAATACCATCACGGATATCAATTCAACCAATGGGATTTTCAGCTGATGCTATAACTCACATGGGATACTTTATTCCAATCGATAGAGTTTATCAATTACTTGAAGATAATGATTTTCAGTTTATTTATGATTCTAAATTTTCGATTGAAGAGTGTAAAAAGGCTCGTGATAAAAAACAAAAACCAAAAAAAGAAAAAGAAGAAAATTAATAGCAGGGGTATGGAGATGACAAATGTATTACTTAATAATGTTAATGGTTTTGTCAATCGGTTTTACTCAAGAGTTTGGTAAATGGAGATGGGCAGATGACACATCAGAATTTACAATGGACAAGGAAGCTCACTTCGTAGGAAGTGGTGGGGCTTATTTCTTTTTTAAACATAAGGGTTATACAGATAAAGAATCTGTATTATACTCTTTTTATTTAGGATTAGGAAAAGAATGTATAGACGCAATATTACCCTACGAAAAATATGGTAGATGGGGTGGAGATGGATTTTCTAAATATGATTTATACTACGATATGGCAGGAATAGGAGTAGCTTTTTTAATAGATAAGTTGTGGAAACCAAAGGAGAAGAATAATGATTTCGCAATCGGATTTGATAATGGTAGTTTTAGCCTTTGCTATCGGTTACATTGATGATGCCACAGGACCTCGTCTTTATCATTATGAAGGTTCTATAGTAAATGTTTATAAAAAATATCAATGCCCAAAATATTGTGAGATAAATCATCCACACTTTGTTTACTTTAACTCTCATACAAATGGTATAGTTATAGAGAAATCTCTACTCGGTAAAAAAATAAAAACAAAAAAACCCAAAAGAAAAAAATAAAGCTTGACATATATATAGGAAAATACTTAAATTAAACGGTAAGGAAAATGTCAAAAAAACAAAAAAAAGAATGGATGACATATAAAGAGAATGGTAAAACATTTATGATATGTAAAATATGCCAATCTGAATATGTTGAGGTAGATACTGGTATTCGAGCAGTTACTTGTTCTGGGTGTGTTATTAAAAAAACTTTAGCATTAAAACCAATGGATGAGTTTTTCGCTAAAAAACATAAAAAAACTGGTAGACCTGCTGGTTGGCATTGGATGGCAGAATATGTTGATAAAGATGGTAATGTGTTTCACAAAGGAAAAGAACAACCTGAATTAAAGGGAACTCTTAAACCTACTAAAGTGAAACCAAGAAAAAAGAAAAAGAAGTTATCAGCAGATGAGAAATTATTTAAAAGAGTTAAAGCCCATAAAAAAAGATTAAAAGCTAAAAGGAAGCATAAATGATAATAACAGATAAAACAGAGTTAAAACAAAAGTGTGAACCTTGTTCTTCAGTAGAAGAAGGTGAAGAAATTGCAGCAAGACTGTTAAAAGAATTAACAAATTCTCAAAACGGGATAGGGATAGCTGCTCCACAAATAGGCATTAATAAACAAGTTTGTGTAATTAATGTACCAACTACAAATAATACCGAACCTATTATTTTAATTAATCCAAAAATAGTGGAAAGTTCTGAAGAAATGTTTGGATTTATGGAAGGTTGTCTTTCATTTCCAGGTAGACTAGTAAAGACAATGAGACATAAATCTGTTACGGTAGAAGCTGATAATCATACTGGAAAATTATATTTTGAAGCGTCAAAACCTGTAGGTAAGGATTCAGATTTGTCACATATATATGAGTGTGCATGCGTACAGCATGAAATAGACCATCTTGATGGTATTACAATGTTTGAAAGAGAATTAAAACAAAAACCTGCTGTTCGTAGAAATCCAAAAATAGGTAGGAATGATAAAGTACAGATAACTAATGGTACAGAAAGTAAAACACTTAAATATAAAAAAGCAGAGCCACTTATAGTAAGTGGTGAATGGCAACTGGAGGCATATGCTGAATAATTATATACTGAAGATATATGATTATATTTTTATTATGCCTTACATCATATGTATTTTATTTATGTCCTTTACCATGATAATTTGTTTTTTAGTACTAAAAATAACAAGTTCAATGATATTTATAGGTAAGATAACCAAGGAAAAATTATGTCAAAAGATAAGTTAAAAATGTCACGACTTCTAGAAGATTTAGATTTTAGATTAAAACATATAGAAGACGCAATTTTAGACCATAGAGAGATATTAGTTAAACTTGTAAAGCAGTCTAATCAAGTAGTGAATTTTCTACAACAAATTGATGTTGAAGATATGACTGATGATTTTACTGGAGGATTATCTATATTACCAGATATTAATGAAACTAACTCAGACAAAATAAAAAAACTTAATGAGTTAATAGAAGAATATATGACTAATAAATCAGATTTATTGCAGTTTGAAAAAGAAATAAGAAAACTGAAAGATAAAATTACACCTGGTATGATAGGTGAAGCGTAATATGGGGATGCTTGGTTTCGACTAGTAGACCTTTAATATGGAGTGCAAGTAACTCATAATTGTTAACTGACAATTATAATACACAAATAGCCTACGCGTAACGCGTAGGTTCATCACCCTTTGACTCCGATAGAAGATAAGGTGGTGTCATAATCGGAAAGAACCATCGTGATTGGTAAATCATAATTGGATGTAAAACAATTTAAGAATACGGACTTTGTTGATAGGAAAGAAATCAACTAAACTTGTGAATGACTTTATATTGAAACTGTTAGGACGCGGGTTCGACTCCCGCCATCTCCACAACATATAATCGGAGTATCACTATGGAAGACTTAACATGGTTAATAATAGTGGTTTTATTAATTTTGTTTTATAGGAATACTTAGAAATTACTTTAAATAAAAATTTTAATAGATTATAATAAAGGAGTTATAGACATCATAATAAAAAAATGATGGTTTTATAGGATACTTTTATACTTATATAAAATGGTTACAAGAAATTATATAAAGAAAATACACAAAAATAGAATCGGTTCTCGACTCTAAAATCCCCAAGTTACTATAGATGTTATTTTAAATCCTTAGGGATAATTGTGTATTTTTTTATGTAGTTAAAACAAAACAAAACGAGCAAGTTAATACTTGAGGAGAAAACTAAATGAAGAATAGTATGAGAAATCTAATGATTACTACTATGTTACTATGTGGAATTACTTTTGGGCAGGAAGCAGTAGCTTCTGAAGAAAGTGTTACCACTATCTCTGGTGAGTTCAGTACTGATATCACTTTTGGAGATGCTGTAACTTTTGAAAGTCCATATTCTGGTCTTACATTAAGTGGAGATGGTTGGGTATTAAGTACAAACCTATCAGATGGTATGGTTAACATCGAAGAAGCTAAATATAGCTGGTCGATTACAGACGATGTTGCTTTAACATTTGGTAGTCAAGCAGAACCATATGGATTGGCGTGGGGCTTACATAGACCATCTAACAACTCATTTGTTTCATCACCAAGAGAGCATACAGTTACGAATGGTCTTGGAGTGAGTGTAAATAAATACGGTGTTGGAGCTAATTTCTTTTATGGTGGTAGCACAGAAGATGTTCTTGATGACGAAGGTGTTGTAACTGAAGAAGGTTCACAACATTGGGCAACAAGAGTATCTTATGGACTATCTCTGTTTGGGGTAGATTCTGAGATTGGACTATCATTAAATAGTAACGAGGCTCAACTTATTGATGTATCATCAGGTGGAAGTGTTTTAGGATTTCCATATGATGTATCATTTGAGTATGATTTAGCAGCTGAGAATGATGAGGGTGAAAAGGAAGCTTCTTATTGGTTAAGAAGTTCTGTATCGCCGGAGTTTGCTAAAGGCGCTTATCTTTTATTCGGATATAACTCCGATGAAGAAGTGCTATACGGAGTTGGGTATAAATGTTCTGATAATATGAAAGTTATTACAGAGTTCTCATCTGATGATGAAGAAGGAAGTAGTATTTCATTCAGAGCAAGTTATTCATTCTAATTAACACTTAAACTAGGAGGAGATATCTTATGAATATTAAGAGCATTTTCGGACAGATTGGTGATGTTTTAGGTGGACTAGCAGGTGTACTAGGTGGTCTAGTATCTGTTGGTGTACTATCACAAATCGTATTTGGTTCAGGTTGGTTAGGTATTGATGTTATTGGTAATATTACCGGTATCGTTAATGGCTTTCTAGGTGCTGGACTAACTGGATTGATTACGCTTGTTGTTCTATGTGGATTATGGGGCAATAAGTAGTGATTTAAATCACAATAGTAAATGGAGCTGTTTCGGCAGCTCCATTTTTTTATATTTAATTCTAAGGAAACCAAAATATATATTATATTTATAGTAAACCGTTATCATTTTAGGTTAATATAGGAGAATAGTTACTATGAGTAAAATAAAAAGTTCTCAAAAAAAGGTTACCCTTTCCGAGTTAAATAATCATTCTATAAGTAATAAACGACAAGCATTAAAGGATTTAAAGATGTTAAACTTTGATGAATTACAATATAAGAATCCAGCACAACGAAGATTTTACAAAACTATATCAAAAAAAGATATAACATTTTGTATTGGTCCTGCTGGATGTGGTAAAACATATCTATCAGTTCATAGAGCTTTAAGAGAGTTAGGTGATAAAGAATCCAAAATAGATGGTATCGTTATCGTCAAACCTCTCGTAGAAGCTGCTGGTGAAAAGTTAGGATATCTACCAGGTGATGTAGAAGAAAAGACAGCACCATTTATGATGTCGTTTTATTATAATATGGAACAGATTATTGGTAAACAAAGGTTACAAGTCCTAAAGGAAGGTAATACAATTCAAGTTATACCTCTAGCATTTATGAGAGGTATTACTCTAGCCAATAAATTCGTCATACTTGATGAAGCACAAAATGCAACACCTGAACAAATCAAGATGTTCGTAACAAGAATCGGTCAGAATAGTAAATATATTATCACTGGTGACTTGGAACAATCTGATATTAAGAGACATCAAAGTGGTTTAGAAGATGCTATTAAAAGATTCGCTGGTGTTCATGGTGTAGGTTTAGCATCATTTAAAGAAAAAGATATTGTTAGACATTCACTAGTTAAACGATTACTTAAAAGATATAGAGAATCATTTAATATAATAGATGAAATCTCAGCTGAGAAAACTATCTCAATGTGGATACATGAAGAGGGGTTGGATTCACCAACTGATGGTTCTTTAAGTTCTGAAAAATACATTTATATAAAAAAATAAAAAAAAAGCTTGACTTATATATCAAGGAAGTTGTATATTATATAGTATATAATGGAGAATAATATGATAAAAGATTACTTACAAATAATAGTTGTTATTTTACCGGCTGTTGTAATAACTTTCTATGCGAGCCAGATGTTAGATGAAAGACAAGAAGAAATAATGTCTTTACATGAAAAAATTTGGGAATTAGAAGAACAATGTGGTATAGAACATACTAATAAAATATCATATAAAGTAACAGTCACTACTTATAATCCAACTCGTAGTCAAACAGATGATACACCTAACATTACCGCAGATGGTACAAGGATAAAAACTTGGAGAGCAACTGAATATCGTTATGTTGCACTTTCAAGAGATTTACTTTCTCGTTGGGGAGGACCATTTGATTATGGTGATTATATTATAATAGAAGGTACAGGTAAATGGGATGGTATCTATCAAGTAAGAGATACAATGAATCCAAGATTTACTAATAGAGTAGATATACTTACAACAGATAGTAGATTTAAATACAACAATATTACTATGTATAAATATGTTGATGATTTTATAATATCTTCAGTTAATTAAAAATAAAATATAGGAAGGAAAGTTATATGAAAACAATGGCAAATCAAGACGAATCTGTAGTAGTTCGTGTCAGTGAAGAAAAAGCTGAAATAATGCAGCACGAAGGATTTCATTTTGTACCTAAATCTATGTGGAAGGAACAAGTTCGTGATGTAAACAGAGAACCCGAAGTAAATCAAGAAACAGGTAATTTAGAACTTAAAGAAAAAAAATCTAATAAGATGTCTAAATCAACAAAAAGACATTTAAGGAAAAATAAAAAAAACTAATGAATAAGTATGTATTGTATAGTATAATACTTGGATTTTTTGGTAATATTTTAGTATGGTTCCAGTTAAACGGCCAGATAAGATGGCCAATAATGAAAGATTATATTTTTTTACTATGTTTGTTAGGCATGCCAATAAGTTACATCTTTTTTAAAGTCACTGAATTTGGTTATGAAGGTCTAGGTAGTTTATGGGCAGTAAGAATGGTTATTTATGCAGTTAGTTACTTAGTGTTTCCATTTTTAACTTACTTTGTTTTAAATGAAGGATTAGATACAACAACAATTATTAGTATATTGTTATCTATATTAATATTAATAATTAATATATAATATAATAATAATATAATATATAATATAATAATTAAATAGGAGAAATATGAAAACATTAAATGAAACAACATTAAAAGAAAATTGGGATAAATTAATATCGATTGTTAATAATACATTCTCAGGTTTGAGGAAAGATAATCTATTGAAAATGTATTATTATTTTGAAGAAAGAATGATGTTTGCACCAGCATCTGGAACAGAACATTTTCATAATTGTTTTGTCGGTGGATATGTAGCGCATGTTTTACACATCACTGAGATATCTCAAAAATTATTTAAACTTTATAAAGAGTTAGGAGCACATATAGACTATACTGAAGAAGAGGTTATTTTTGCTGCATTACATCACGACTTAGGTAAAGTCGGAGATTTAGAAAATGATTATTATGAACCGAATGATTCTAGATGGCATATTGAAAATCAAGGTAAGTTTTATAAAAGAGGTAAAGATTTAAATTTTATGACTGTTACTGATAGAGCAATTTATTTACTAAATCATTTTGGTTTAACAATGTCAGAGAATGAATATTTAGCTCTAAGACTGACTGATGGTATGTATGAAGAAGCAAATAAAACATATCTAATGCAATATTTAGATGAGAATAAAGTTAAAAGTAATTTATCAATTTTATTACATCAGGCTGATATGTTAGCATCAAGAATAGAATATGAAAATTGGAAATATGACAACCAAGAAACTCAAAGTACTACTGTTAAAAAATCTAAACCTAAAAATAAAGAAGAAGTTACGAAAGTAAAAAATATGCAAAAAGCTTTTGATGAACTTTTTACGAGTTAATTATGTGGACTTTTTTATTTATAATATTTTTATTAGTTAGTATATTTTCTTCAGTGATAACATTTTATGCATTAAGACGAATAAATAATTATGAACGGTTAATAATAAATATATCTGATTTAGTTCAGTTTATTGATTTAAAAGTAAAAGCTTTAGATAATAAAGGTTCGTTTGAATCTGACGATGAAGTAGGTTTCTTTTTTGAAGAAGTTAAAAATCTTCAAAAACTATTAAATGAAATTTTCGAAACACAAGAGGGGGATAACAATGAGACAAAATAATAAAAAAAATCAAGACGCGGCTGCAAAACTTGCTGCAGCTAAACTTGAAGTAGCTAAAAAGAAAAAAAATAAAAGAATTTATTTTGGAATGGATGTTCAGGATGCAATTGTGAGATACAATACAGCTGAAAAAAGTGGTATTAAAAATAGGATATATGAAGCAGAGATTCATAGAGCGTTTGATAAACTAGCAGAAAATATTATTAATACTTTTAAGTTTACTTATTTTGATTATGGATTTGAGGATATTAAACATGAAGTTGTTGCTTTCATGGTAATGAATATGCATAAATATGACCATAATAAAGGTTCTAAAGCATTTAGTTATTTTTCAGTCGTAGCAAAAAACTATTTGATATTACATAATAATGCTAATTATAAAAAATTAAAGGCACATAAAGATATAGCGACTCTACAATTAGTTCTACCAGAAAAGAATAAGGATTTAGAAGATTTTGTTCTTGAATTAGTTCAATATTTTGAAACTAATATACCTACAATGTTTAAGAAAAAGAAAGATTTAAATGTTGCTTATGCTATATTAGAATTAATAAAAAAGAAGGATGAGATAGAAAACTTTAATAAAAAAGCTTTGTATGTATTGATTCGAGAAATGACTAATGTTGAAACAACACACATTACTAAAGTTACTAATATATTTAAAAAACATTATAGGAATATACTTAAAACTTACGAAAGCCAAGGTACTTTGACTACTAAAAAATCCTCATTCTTCTAAATACAACGGAAATATAACAAATTAATAAAAAGCCTCTATATGAGGCTTTTTTATTTTTAACTAAAACTAACAAAATTTATATTTATATATGAATAAGTACACCTAAGGAGAAATTGTGGCAGATAAAAATGAAATATTTGAAGGAAAATCATTTCAAGATTTAACTCAAGATATATATCAGAATGCTGTTAATAAGAAAAAACAGATAGATTTATTAATATCAGAGATACATGGGTTTATCACGACAATTGATGATGTAGTTTTAGTTGCTCCATTGATAAAAGAATATATGGAAGTATCAGTTAAAAATGATGAACATCTTGTTAAGCTTGCTGGTGTATTACAAAGAATTATAACTCGCTCAACAGGCGATTCAGATGAATCAATGTTGCTCAGTGAACAAGAAAAAGAAGATTTATTAAATGCATTACAAGATACTACCTCTGATTTGCAAATAGAAAGTGATAAGATTGAAAAAATCAAAAATAAATCAAAAATAAATATAGAGGAAACTTAATATGGGTTCTTGCTTTACATTTATGCCAAGTCATATGGACCAAACATCTGTATTTGGTGCAAAGAGACCTCAACCTGTTTGGTTACAATTTGTACCTGGTACGGTAGCAAAAGTAAATACTTCAGCAGTATCAGAAGGTAGTTATACCGGAATAAATTCTATACTAGCTGTACCTGATGTTGTAGATAGTAGTGATGGAGCTACAGGACCAAAGGTTTATTTTCCACTATTCAGAGGTATAACAGATACACCAGTGATAGGTGACCCTGTTTTATTGTGTAGTTTTTTTAATGAAAATTTTTATATAGGACCTATAAATACTATGAATAGTCCTAATTTTAATATTAATACTTTAGGTACTAGTCAATATAAATCAAAAACTTTTATACCTAATACAAATATAGGAAGATTACAAAAAAGCCCTAAGCCACAACTAGATTATGGTAAATCAAAAAATATACCTGTTAATGTGATGAAAGAAAATAATGGTGATTTTATATTAGAAGGTAGATATGGTAATAGTATAAGACTGGGATACAGAAGTGATAATCCCAATATTATTATTTCAAATGGGAGAAGCTTTACTAATGCAGAAGAAAGTTTACTTGATGCTAATTTAATTGCATATATAGAAAACGGTAAATTAAATGAATTTTTTAATGCTGATTCATATGCATATCAATTTTCATCAGACAGAAATAAAACTTTAGAAAACCCTGCAGTAAGAACTATTGAAAGTTTAGCTAAACATGCTAAATTAGAAGTTGAAGCAACACAGGGAGTAAATAACATTGTATCTTTAAATACTAAAAACTACTTATATGAATATAGTGGACCACAAAATATACAAATATCTGATAGGATAATAACAGATTCTAGACAAGATAATATAATTACTGCAGGCACAAATATACTTATAGGAGCTGGAGATAAACTTTTAATTACTTCTGAAAATGAAACAATAATTGAATCTGCTAATATTTATTTAGGAAAACAAGCTTCAAAACCTAGAGACAAAAATGATGGTACAACGACATCTACAGGAGCAGAACCAATAGTGTTAGGTAATCAAATAGCTAAATTTTTAGCTGAAGCATTAACAATAATTGGTAAATCTAAATATGTAAGTCAAGCAGGGCCTATGGCAGTTGCAGATGAAGGAGGTGGTACTGTACCAGATAGTTCTATGCCAGGGTCTTTAGGATTTGCATTACAACCTTTAATTGATAGTTTAGGGGCAATGGTAGAAGGTAGTTGGGACCAAACAGGTGCGAATAATTTTGTTAGTAGATATCATTACATAGAAAATAATAATGAAGATAATAAACCAAATTCAAGATGATGGAGGTCATATGAGTAAAGTAAGTAAGTTAAAAACAATGATAAGAAAAATAGTTAGAGAAGAAGTAGCTATGGCAATCAGTGAAGTGGTGAATGAGTTAAAACAACCATCACTATCATCACAACCAATGCGTAAGACTTCTAAAACAAAATCAAAAAAGAAAATAGTTGAGAAGAAAAAATTCTCAAATAATTCAGTATTGAATGATGTTTTAAATGAAACAGCTGCTGGTGATGAATGGAAAACTATGGGTGGAGGGACTTATGATTCTAGTAAAATGGAAGAAGTTATGTCATCACAATATGGTAATATGATGCAAGGAGAAATGGACAATAGTGATATTATAGCACCTCAAGCGTCACCAGATGTTAAAAATTTATTTAATAAGGATTATAGGTTAATACTCAAAAAAAGTCAAGAAAAAAGACCATCTAGTAGGTAAATAGAATGGCAAAAATACCTACTGATAAAGTAATAAAAGGAAAAAGTCTTTCAGAAGATTTAATGAATGCCACTCTAGATGGTTTAGGAATAAAAGAAGAAGATGTAAAGGATAAAGATGCAATGAAAAGACAACATAAAAATATGGCAAAAGCAATAGCAATTTTTATTCAAAATCAGGATTTAAAGATAAATAAACTTAAAGCAGTAACTGAACTGGAAGAGGTCGGTGTAGAAAAGGATTTACCAGTAGATGTAGCACCAAATACTTTATTAGGGCCATATGGCCCATTATTGTCTGGGATAAAAAAGATACCAGGTGCCAGCGGCGTAATATCTGCAATAGAAGGAAAATTAAAAAAGGTTGTGCAAGCAGTTTCTTCTGCAGGAGCAAGTTTACCTTTTAAATTAAGTAAATCAAAGGGGTTAAAAGCTCAAGGTTATACATATTGTGGCCAACATAATGTGCAAGGCAAAACTAAAGAAACTGGTGTTGAAAGTTCTTCTGTTGGCTTAAATGATGTAAAAAATTTATAAGGGATAAAAAATGGCAGTATTAGATATAAAAAAAACAAAATTTCTTAACGACAAAGATGAAAATATTTTTGTTGGTCTTAAATTACCCTTACAGCTATCAAGTGGGCAGGAAGGATATTTTGAATCTACATCAACTACACTTTTAGCAGTTAAAGAAAATATAAAAAATTTATTAAAAACTAAAAGAGGTGAAAGATTAATGCAACCAGTTTTAGGAATCGGGTTAGAAGACTATTTATTTGAACCTATTGATGATGACTTAATATTTAAAATAGAGTCAAGGATAAAAGAAACGATTGAATTATGGCTTCCTTTCGTTGATATAAAACAATTATTAATTACGGCAGTAGAAGAAGGTTCAGATTCATCCTCTTTAAAAAATAATATTAATGTAAAAATTACATTTAATATTCGACAAAATGACACGATGTTAGAAACAGTTAATTTAAATCTTTAACGGAGAGTATAAATGCCTTATTCAGAAAAAGAATTTAAAATATCAAATGTAAATTATTTAAATAAAGATTTCGACAGTTTAAAAAATACTTTAGTTGAGTATGCAAAAGCATATTTTCCAAATACTTATAAAGATTTTAATGAAACATCTCCTGGTATGATGTTGATAGAGATGTCTGCTTATGTAGGCGATGTTCTTTCATTTTACATAGACCAACAATATAAAGAGATGTTGTTACCATTAGCAGAAGAAAGAAGAAATGTTATTAACATTGCTAAAATGTTGGGATATAAAGTAAAACCAAATACACCTGCTTTTGCAAATATAACTATTACACAAACTGTTGGTGCAACAGGACCAATAACAAACAAGATACCAAATTATAGTAGCATAGGTACAGCAATAGTACCTACTTCAACGCAAATTACTTCTATATCAGACCCCTCTCAAGTTTTTGAAACTTTAGGAGTAGTAGATTTTACAATAAGCAGTTCAAATTCTTTACCACCTGTACAATCTGGATTTGATTCTGATGGTGTTGTTAATGAATTTATTTTAACTAGACAAACTAGGGCAGTATCTGGTAAAACAAAAGAAACTACATTTAATATAGGAACACCTACAAAATTTTTAAAGCTAAATTTACCAGATAATGATATAGTAGAGATTTTAAGTTGTACAGATTCTAACGGTAATAAGTGGTATGCGGTTGATTATTTAGCACAAGATAAGGTTCCAATCAATACACATTATCAAGATGACCCAACTCGAGGTACTAATGCATATTTACCTATAGGTGGTGTAGCAGGAACAGATGAAGTAGAGATGCCAGTACCATATACATTATCATATTTACAAACATCAAAAAGATTTGTTGTTGAAGTAGATGAAGATAATACTACTTCTTTAGTTTTTGGTAACGGTATTTTAAGAACAGGACAAATTTTAGGTAGTGCATATTCTAATATAGAACAAGCAGGTTATACTATTCCTGGTAACCCATCTGAATTGGATATGGCCGTGAATCCATTACTTGGTGATAATACTTCAACTTTAGGAGAGGCTCCTGCACATGTTATTATGACTGTATCATATAGAGTTGGAGGAGGGATAGGAGCAAATCTACCTTCAGGCGACTTGTCATCAGTTGTTGATGGTAATCTAACTGTTACTAACAATACTCCTGCACAAGGTGGGTCAAGCGGTGAATCGATAGAAGAAATAAGACACAAAGCACTAGCACATTTTGCATCTCAAAATAGAGCAGTTACAAAAGAAGACTATGAAGCAAGAATAATGAATATGGATGCTAGATTTGGTGTTATAGCAAAAGTTTATGTTGAACGAGAAGATTCTTTTTCAGTATCTTTAGATGATGCATTTGCAGGAGGTATTGCTGATATTGCTTCTGGTGTAGGAGCACAAATAACTGAGTTAGAGTCTACTGCTGGATATCTTAAAGCTCTAGGTGCAGATTTACCATACACAGAAGGTAATTTACTCGGTTTCACTTTACAAGACATAGCTAATTCTTTGGGTGAGCTCATGACTAGTTTAGGAGCTTTTTCATCAGGTACTGGTTTAGCAAGTGTAGATATGGGAACACTTAAAGTTCATTTGTTAACTTATGATATAAATAAAAATTTAACTACACTTACAACAGCTGTTGACAATACAATTATACACCCGTTAAAAAACAACATTCAAAATTATCTAAGTCAATATAAAATACTTACAGATGAACTTATAATACAAAATGGTAAAGTTATTAACTTTGGTGTAGTATTTGAAGTTTATGCAAGTAGAGGTGCAAATAAAGAAGACATAAAATTAAGATGTATTGAAAAAATTAGAGAATATTTTAATATAGATAAAATGCAATTCAGACAAGCTTTATATACAAGTCAAATTGAATATGAGTTGATGAATGTAGATGGAGTAAGAGGTGTAAACCATATTACTATTACACAAGATTCAGATTACAGAAGTGGTGATAGTACTCAGCATTTTACACCACCATTATGGAACACTCAATTTGACGATAGTAGTGGAACATTCACCACAGGTGGTGGTAAATCTGGGTATGGATATAAATATAACTTTGAAGATGCATTTAATGATGGTATATTGCTTCCATCCGTTGAACCTGCTGTATTCGAACTTAAAGAACCTAATAAAAATATAATAGGAGTAGTTAAATAATGCATTATTTTATTTATCCATCAAAAGACAGCTGGATTTCAAGTGGTTCAAATCCTATAACTGGAATAACTGAATTAGACCAAAACTTTGGCCAAGATGAAATATTAGACCTAAAGAAAGTTTTCGAAAATGATACTTTTAAATATCAGACCCGAGTACTTGTACAATTTGATTTATCTGAAGTTAGTGCTTCAGTTGTTAAAGGTAGTATTACAAATCCTAAATATTTTTTAAGATTGTATGAGGCACAAGGTAACTCTAACATTTCAACAGAATATAAACTTGCAGCATTCCCGATATCACAATCTTGGGACGAAGGAAGAGGTAAGTTTGGTGATAATCCAAAAGTAACAAATGGTTGTAGTTGGGAAAATCGTAGTTATCCTGACAGTGGTAATGCAGTCACTTGGAGTAGTAATGCAGGAGTACAACTATATGGTGGTGCAATTGCAACTGGTAGTACTTTTGAAGAATCTCAGTCATTTTCATACGAGACACCTGACATCAATATGAATGTTACTGATATTGTAAATGGTTGGTTTGATGGTACTATTAATAGTGGTAATAATCATGGATTTTTATTAAGATTCAGTGGAAGTCAAGAAACAGATGAATCTACTTTTGGTGGGTTCAAGTTTTTTTCTAAACAAACGAATACAATTTATGCTCCTAAACTCGAAGTCAGATGGGACGACCATTTACCTTGTACAGGGTCAAATACAGGAAGTCTTTCTGCACTAGACTTGACAGGTGCTTCAGATATATATCTTTATCCGAAATATTTGGCAGAAAGTTATAAAGAAAATGAAAAAGTTAAATTTAGATTTGGTGCAAGAAAACAATACATTCAAAAATCATTTTCAACTTCTGTACAAACTATATCAGGTTCATATATACCTGAAGGTAGTGGTTCTTATTCTATTATGGATATAGCTACAGGTGAAACAATAGTTCCATTTAGTGCATATACTTCAATGAGTTGTGATTCAACATCACCATATTTTATACAATGGATGGACACATTTACACCTGATAGAGTATATAAAATATTATTAAAATTAAAATATGATGATGGCCAAGAAAGAATATTTGATAATGATTTTGAATTTAAAGTAAGAAGGTAGGTTAGGTTATGGCAACATTTCAAGAGGTAAAAACAGCAATCATAGAAGATTTTGTTAGTGTATTTTTAGATTCCACAAATACATTTCAAAATGGCACTCCTATAGGACATGCAGTTGATAATGTACAAACTATTATACAAGGTGGTCAAGCAACAGGTACAATAGACCCAGGTACGGCACCAGTTGTAGTTTTTGATAACGATACTGCAGCACAAACAGATTCAGTCTTTGATAATTTTATGACTCAAGCAGCTCAATGTTTAGTTACTGTAAACCCTGAGATTTATAATAGTTATCCACAAGGTGCAATTACTTGGGTTAATGTACCTAATCCTGGTCAATTTACATATACAGTAAGTGACCAATTTAGCGCAGAATGTACTGTGATTGTACCATATGATACTGCAATTTCTGGTGTTGGTAATTTTACTCAATTTGTTTCGTTAGAAAACACACTTACACAAGTAGATGTGGACCAAGCTGACCAAATATTAGATAATACAATTTATGAATTATTGGGTGCAACTGATACTAAACAAGCAAAAATAGAAAAATTTTTCCAAGATTATGCAAATTTAAAACCACCAGAACTACCAGGATGGGATTACAACTTAGAAAATTATTTAACAACAGACCAACAGGTAGAATATGGTAATATATATAATGTAGAGTATCAATCTACACCAGAGGCGGGATATATACCAAGAATAAATAACAGATTAGATGGCACTCCACAAACAAGTAATTTAAATAAAACAAGAACATTACAATGGTTAAGGGACGATTTAAATAGATATTTGTTAGATGTTGATGCTCAAAATGTTGAGTTTGTTGATGACAGACCAGAGTATCAAGAAATATCAAATGGTTATTTAAAAATACGAAATTTAAATCAAGCAATAATTGTTAGAAATGAAGAATCAGATGATGTAGGGTTAGAGAAGGAGGTTACGACTGCTTTAGGTACTGGTCCTAGTTATCTTTATCAAGGTTTTACAGTAACAATGTGGGTAAAATTTCTAGATAAAGTTAGTTCTGGAACTTTATTTAATTATGGAAATCCAACACGAGCAGAAAGTCCAAAAGGATTTACTTTAGATACAGTTATATTAAACGGCAATGACCCTGCAGGTAGTTCTACTTGGGGTGACTTGGCAACTACATACGATTTAGATTACTTTTCAGAAAATGAAAGTGCAAGATTTTTAAGATTAACAGTTTTTGATAAAGACCAAAAATTAAGAAGTTCACATAGAAGTTTAAAAAACAATGCAGTTTCAACAACCTTTCCCAGAAACTATGGAAATAGTACACCAGGTATTATACCAGAATTAGGTGAAACAAATACGATAGACGCTGCATATGAAGGCCAATTTTTATCCTACACTAATGTACCGATAGATTTCGATGAGTGGTATTTTATTGTTGCAACATTCGACCCTGCTATTGATGAAAATAATTCATATACAAAAACAGGAGATTTGTGTCCTGATTCTGGAGGTTCAGCCGGTACTTGTGATATTTATAATGACTGGTGGGGAGGAAATATAAATGAAACGATTACAGGTTATACACATCGTTCAGGTTTTGGTACTCAAGCAAAAGTTGAAATTATTTCTAAATCAGATTTATTGCGAGCTCGCGGTTTTAAATCATCAACTTAAAAGGGGTCGATAATGCCAGGTATTAATAAATGCGGACAAATTCGACACTGGAATGAACACTCTGTAGATAGTGAGGGAGACTTTTATGATTGGCCAGCTTCACAATACCTTAATGGTTATTCACTAAATTATTGGGTATGGAACAAATGGGTAGATGTACATACTTTTTCTGACGGTCATACAGCACCAATAACAATGTATCCTTGGTCTAGAACATTCAATGAAAAGGCACCTTCTCCTGGTGACCAATATTATACATGGAAAGATTATCCGTGGGGTATGTGGCAAATTGACGGTGGTAGTGGTGACCATCAAGCGAATGCTACTGGCTGGCCAAAATTTCAATGTCAAGGCTTTGACATTAATTCAAATGCTAGTGCTGACTTGATTTCCAAAGATGGTATATATAATGGTACTACTAATACTACAGTCTTTTGGAATAATGAAATTTATTTCTTAACACCATTCCCATTAGAATATGATATCCCTTATTTATTCAGAGACCCAAGTGCATATGTTATAGTTCCGGATGATTTCTGGGAAGGAAGCACTAATTTTGTGGGAAAATTTCATGAGCTTCATGATGACCATAACTTTAGAGCGCCTCTAGATATGGTGAATGTATTTTACCAGTCAGATGATGACATGACACCTCCTAATCAAAATGCATCGTGGAGAGAAACAGGGAGAATGAGAGCTAACACTCCACCTATTAATCAATACCATACTTCGTGGCAATATAGATATCATAGCGATTTGCAAAATGCGTTGGGTCCACCGTGGGATGAGCTGCAGTTTCTTCAATATGAAATAGACAACGAACTTCCTGCAGGTAAGATACCATCTAAACCTCCTCACGAGCCACTTACTATTCCGCATCCTCCTGGTAATACATACACTGATGAATATACATTCAATACTACAAAATGGGTATGGAGAAGGGCTTATTGTGACCCTTGCAATAATATACCTTCGGGTGGAACTACAACATTTAAATTTAGAAGTTTTAAAGTAGAACCACTTCGTTATTGTGTTCATAAAGATACTCCATATAAAGGTGCAGATGGGTTACCAAGATATATACCACCACCCTCGGATTGCAATCCAAATGGTTTAACTCATGGAGCAAATCGAGAAGACCTTACTAATAACTATTGGCATAACCAGTGTGTTGGAAATTTAACAGCCGAAGATTGTACTACAGATTCAGCATGTGTATGGGTGGATAGAGTTCCTACAATATATACTAATGAAATTTATAATGTTAGTAACCAAGTAGAGTCTAGTAGAGTAGAAAAAAGATATACTAATAGTGGTCAAGATATAAATGCATATGCTTATGATTATATAGACGGTTGTATGTTTGACGGATATGATAATTGGAACAATATTCCTCACACTTATAGTAACCCTGGCGATGCTTGTTATGATAATTTAAGAAGTTTTTGTAATACTGGACTTCTTGAAATGGATTATAAAGACATATTTTATAATAAAGGAGAAGCTACTGATGCAAGTAGATGGACAAAAAATTGGGAAGCAATAACTGGGCAAAACAATGATTGTGCTGATGTACATTATTATGATGAACCATCTTCAGACCATTGTTATCAAAGTAATCTTAATAGTCAAAAGTGTTATGATTTTGCAACAAGAAAAATTTGTTACAGTACAATTTTAGGTGGAAATTCAAATACTTGTGATGGTCTACAGACTATAGGTAATTTTTGTAGTGTACCTGGTGGAACAGACTTTACCCCATATACACTTCCTTATTTTACATCTTTTTTAGATTATTTTAATACTTCTGATTTAGACAAATATAATCTTATTGATTTAGGGCCTTATAATGACTTTAATTTAAATAATATACCTTTACTTACTGGTGGATGTACTTATGAAAATGCATTAAACTATGGGCACAACATGGCAGGTGATAATGTTTTACAATATATGATTGATGATGATGGAGCATGTTTATTTGAAGGGCAAGGATGCCAAGATGATAAGGCATTAGATTATTCACCTAGTGCAGTTTTTAGTGCTACATGTACTTATGCAGTTATAGATGATACTGGTGGGTTGACTACAATTAGAGATTCTCTGGATAGAGGTGGTATTATATTTAATTTAGATAAATTTAATAATCTAGAGAGTAATTGGGTTGATTCGACTGGAAACGAAATATTTAGAAAAGAAGATGGAAACTCATATAATGTAGAGTTAATATTATATAATAAAAATGACACTGAAATATCGAGAGTAAATATGTATAATTTTAGTAGTGATTTTTACACTAGTGAAATAGATAGTTTGATTGATAACAATGAAGGGTATACTAATGAAGATATGTATAAAGATTATTTTCATTTTTATTTTTCTTTAGGTGATTTAGAATCATTCGGAATGACTATTAATTCACTGATAAAGTATAAATATATCCTACAAGAAATAGATGGTGACTCAATAATACAAGACAATGAAATGAGAGAAATAGTAGTTAATCCTGAAATAACTACTTTGTTATATGATTATTTTTATAATTACGAAAAAATATTTAATGAATCAGATTTACCATTATTAAATCTAACCATACATCCAGACCAAGATGAAGGAACAGCAAAATTACAAGTATTTAATAGACCTGCAGGAGTTAAAAATAGAATAACAAATGCAGAATCAGAATGGAATTCCCTTACAATAAATTTAGATTACGATAGTTTAGATGTAAAATCATTTGAAGATAACAGTCAATATATATCTCATAATGAATATCAATTTACTTACAGTGATAGTACAATAAAAACATTACAAGAATTAGATTATTTTTCACTTACTGGTGATACTTTTACTCTTAAACCTGTTATAAATGACAAAACATTTATAAAGGATGATTTTGCTAATGATTTGTTATATTCCATGAATAATACTAATCCATCTAATAAAGGATTGTATGTTGAATTATTTTTCAGCGATGAATATCCAGAATATAATGCAGGAACAGATATTAAAAAAGAATATAGAGGTATTTATTTTTTACAACCTAAAAAAGAAATTTTACATAGCTCGTTTTTATCAGGAGAGATAACAAGTGGTCCTGAAACTTTGTTAATAAATGAAGTGATGGCTTCTAATGATAATACTGAAACAACTCCAGGAATGTTTGATGATTGGATAGAATTATATAATAATAGCCCAGACACAATAAATCTATCAGACGGTTATTGGAGAATTATAGATAAACCAAGAACTGGAGGTTATGATGCTGCTTGGACTATACCAACACCTGAGTGTGTAAATATGTATGACGATTATTGGACTGGGTCTGAAGATATACCTCCTGGAGAAGGAATTTTTATTAACGGTTTTGCTACTAAAGGTCATGGTATCACAAGTACTGTAACAAATCCGCTTGGTGACGAGTATGGTAAAGCTGATTGGGTAGAAATATTTAATAACAGTGGTGATTCTATAGATTTAAAAGATTATAAAATTGCAGATGCAGCTTGGCATGAAAGTGGAGAATGGTTACAATTAACCGAATCATTTATTATACCGAATGGAGGATATGCAATAATTGTTGCAGATGGGTGTAATGTTGAATGGAATGCAAATGATGAAGAAGGTTGGTTAAGAAACACAGCTAATCACTGTTGTGACAAAACAAACGACCCGGATGGTTGTATTAGTAGTGGAATTAATTGGTTAGGAGACGAAGCAAATATACAGATAAATAACGGTGCAAACGGCACTAATCAACTATACCAAGATTTGAATGGAAATCCATTATCAGTAATTAGAGTAGAATTTAAATTAGGCAAGGACGATGCTATATATTTAATTGATGCAAGTGATGACAGTATTGTAGACTATGTAGATTGGAGTGCACAAGAAGCACATCCATGTGGAGGGAATCCATTTACACGAATAATACCAGGTATTGGTGCCTATGGACCAGTGGATTACGCTACAGGAGCTCCTGCTTTAGAAGGATGGCATTGTCTAGATGTTGAATACTTAGTGATAGGTGGAAACAATTTAAATCCTGCAGGCCCACCTCTTGGTGACATATGTTCTGGAGGACCAAATAAAAATATGCCTTGTGGAGGTGAAGCTGATGATTTCTGTCACTATAAAGTTGATTCAGAAGCAAGAATAATAGTTATAATGAATGACAATAGTAATGCATGTTATACACTATCAA